TGGACTGTTACTGAGCCGACTTCCCCTGAGCCAGCAACTCCAGTTACGTTTACGCTTACATTTGCGGTAGTCTGGACTGTTACTGAGCCGACTTCCCCTGTGCCAGCAACTCCAGTTACGTTTACATTTGCGGTAGTCTGGACTGTTACTGAGCCAACTTCCCCTGTGCCAGCCTCTCCAGTTACGTTTACATTTACATTACCGCCAGCAGGCACGTAAGTAACTACAATGATACCTTGCCCGCCTGTGCCGCCAGCGCCCCCTGCGGTACCGTTTCTTCCAGCGCCGCCGCCTCCGCCGCCGTAAGAAGCCGAGCCGCCCTCTGCATATTGCGCGGCACTGCTGTCCCGATCTCCAGACCCACCGCCACCGCCGCTGGGGCCATACCCTGTAGCCCAGTAGTTCTCAACGCCGCCGTCTGCACCGTCGCGATAGGTGGCAGGATCGCTCTTTGCGCCACCGCCCCCGCCACCGCCGGAAGACCCCGCTACTGCCGAAGTTGTTAGCGTCGCGCCAGCGCCCGATCCTGTCCCGCCTGACCCCTGACCGCCATCTCCTCCATCGTTAAAGGTAGTGCCGTTACTGCCAGCGGTTGAAGAACCGCCGTTTGACCCTCCGCCGCCAGCGCCGCCGTCAGTTGCGCCCGTTCCGCCGCTTTTCCCTGTGCCTAATGGCCCAGCAGCGCCACCGCCGCCCCCGCCGCCGTCAGAGGAACCTCCATCGCCGCCCGCTCCGCCGTCGTAATTCCCCCCTGCGCCTGTGCCGCCTGTGCCGCCCGCAGCCCCACTCGTGAAAGTTGAGTTCCCGCCGTTCTTGGCTTCAAGGATGATTGTCCCACCACCGCCAGCGCCGTTCTTTAGCCAAGCGCCATCTGCTGCCGATCCCGCGCCGCCAGAGGGGATGTTAATGTCGTAAGTCTGACCGGCAGTGAGGCCTGGAGTGACAATTTTCCGGTATTCGCCGCCACCGCCCCCGCCAAACCCGTTAGTTGTGTTTCCGTCTCCGCCTGACCCGCCCGCGCCGATAGCTTCGATTATAGCTCCGCTGTCTGTCCAATCGCTGGGAACAGTCCAAGTCGTGCCGGAGGTTAGGAATAAATAAACTTCACCAAAACTGACTGTTGCTGAGCCGACTTCCCCTGTGCCAGCCTCTCCAGTTACGTTTACAATCGCGTTTGGACCCTCGTACTCAATAACGATCAGTCCCTGACCACCCGCGCCACCCGTCCCAACAGCTGATGAAAAAGCGCCACCGCCACCGCCGCCGCCGTAAGTGCCTCCCGCGCCACCGTCGCGATTGCCCGTTCCGCCGGTACCTGACGCCGAACCGCCACCGCCACCGCCACCAGAAGGGCCATACGCGCCGCCCCATTCGTAATAAACCGCGCCCGCACCTCCAGTGGCTACTGTGCTGCCAGTCGCGTTATTCGCGCCCCCGCCGCCACCCCCCGTTCCAGCGGTTCCAGCACCGCCGGGGCTTCCGCTTGATCCGCCGCCCGTCCCGTCTGGTCCGTCGCCGCCAGCTCCGCCCGTTGAACCTGTGCTGTCCCCTCCTGCTGTGCTGGATGACCCGCCCGCGCCACCTCCGCCGCCACCGCCGCGGACTGCCGTGCTTTGTGCGCTACCACCTACCTCGCCCGCGCCGTTTGGACCGCCCGACGACCCACCACCCGCACCCGCGCCCGCAGTAGCACTTGTGCCAGTGTTCGCGCCGCCAGCGCCGCCATCAAACGCAATGTAGCTGCCGGTTCCGCCGGTTCCGCCACTTCCGCCAGTTCTGCTCGCGCCGTTCCCGCCGTTCTTAGCTTCTAAAACGATAGTGCTGGCGTTGTTTTTGAGCCAAGTGCCATCTGCGCCCGACCCCGCACCTCCAGCAGCGATGTTAATATCAACCGTTGAAGACGGGGTAAGAGATACGTTCTGAACAGCGCGGAACTCACCGCCGCCACCCCCAACACCGCCGTAAGAATCGTCTACAGCGCCTTCGCCGTTACCGCCCGCGCCGATAGCGTAGATTGTGTTGTTGGAACTGTTCCAATCCGCTGGAACATTCCACGTCGTGCCGGAAGTAAGGACTATGCGGACGACGGCCATTTAGATCACCGCGTCATCTACATAAGGCTCTTCTGTATCCGGAGAAGTTACTACTATGGCTTCACGCTCTATTCTAAGGCGCTCTTGTTCTGCGTCATAGTCATCAGTCCTCTTATTCAGGACCAGGGCGTTTTCTGGAGAGACTCGCAGAACAGCTAGTTTACAAAGCGCGTACCACTGACCGCCAGCGTTATTATACTCGTCGTTAGTGAAGACGACTTGAAAGCAATCACCAGGGTGAAAAGCCGGATCGCTCAGATTGCGAGCGTTAGATACAACCATATGTATCTTTGCATCTGTTTTATCGAAGCAGACAATGTAGCTCACAACGGCCACCTATATTAAAGGAAATAAAGCAGCCTCTGCTTCTCTCCTACGTACAAGCCCTGGTAGAACTCGTCCCCCGCCGCGTACCCACCTTTTAATTTGATGTATGGCTTCCGGCCATTTCTCTTCGTTTACCTTACGCCTTAACGTGCTGGACTGTAGCCGCCCTACCCCTAGATTGAACGAAAAATCTACAAGAGCGTTCAACACCTCTGGAAAGCATAAAACTATAGGGCAACACCTTAAGACTCCCGGTAAGTATGTTTTATTTAACTCTTCCTCCAGAAGCGCCTCCGCCTCTCGTTCCGATATAGGAGGGTCTGCTAGCGCCACTTTCCGGCCCCCCGTGTAATACGTCGCCCCGTACCCTATTGTGGGAACCCCCGCTGGACAGAGATACGGAGCGGACCTAAACCCTTCAAACTCTTTGCACAGCTCCTTGGCTATAGTTAGATCGAACATCAAATACCACGCTTGGCTAACGTCCTATCTAGAATCCAATAGTTAACCACGCCGGATAAAAGCGCCATGTCGTCTACCCCCCATAAAGAAGGCATAACGACCGTAAATGGAGTACCGAGCGCCATCTCGTTAACTACTAAACAGGACTTAACAACCCCGTATAGAACGAGAAGATAGTAGGTCATAACAGGGCGAACACTTGCAGACAGCGCGGCAGTCCAACCACCAGCTATCTTAACCATATCTGTCTGCTGCTTAATCGCAGCCTGAAACGCAGACATAGCTCCGGTATCGAGATCGGCGGCTCTTTGTGCCCCTATCTCAGCAAGTTTTTGTTCACCCCTAGCAGCTTCTAGTTGGCATTGCTGTTGGAACATAGCTAGCTCATGGCTACGCTCGTTCTTTTTATCCAGCCACTTCAACACTTCGGGGGCAAGCCTAAAAAGGCCCCCTAACAAACTGCCTAAGATTCCACCGCCCAGCACCTCAAACATGGCGCTACCCTACGCAATACGAATAATAGCCGTATTATACGCCGACGCAGGAAAGACAATCGTGAAATCCCCAGACGAAGAAGACTTATCCGACCCAAAATCTAACACGCACACCGCAGCGTTTGTAAGTGCCGCGCCACTATTATCGGTGGCCGAAGGCGTGTTGTTATAGATCAGCGCCCCGCGAGCAGTGATTGTGGAAGAGCTGAAAGTCAGATCACTAAAATCCGTCCAACCAGCGTTAGAGCCCGTAGCCACGCCGACATTAGTAAGCGCAGCACCGCCTGCACTGTAGCCCGTGCCGGAAGATTCATTGGTTGCTGAATACGTCGTGGTGCTCTCACCTAAGGTTGCAGCAGACGTGTAGAGTGCAAGCTTAAAAGTATCACCACTGGCCCGGAAATCGTGTACGCTAAGCAAAACTTCCGCTTTGAACGAAGCACACATAGCCTGAGTAATAGCCATAATAACCTCCTTAAGGTTCTAGAATAGGTAGCAACTCGCGGTGTCCAGCTTCCACGAGTCTATTGGTTAACGTAGTATTATGAGACCGCACTGCTTCCTTCATATAGTGAAGCAAAACCATACGGATACGAGCCCTGTAAGCTCGTGCCTGGTCAGTTATGGCGGGATGGGCGTCATTACCCACATAGATAATTTTATCTAGCGCCATATCTGTCAGTTCTTCAGGGGTAAAACCCCTGTTGGAGGTAGTTCTGACTTCAACACTACCCCCTAAAAGAGAAGCAACTTCACCGTTCATTTTACCGGATACCTCACTTGTTGTGTGCGATACATATCCTGACGATTTTTGCCCTCTGCCATTTGTTTCAAAAGCACCATCGCCTCGTCGTACCGCTTCTGGTACATAGCAAGCACATCTTGCTCGCCCTTCATATATGTATAGGCTTCCAAAAGAGACCCATACAAAAGCGCAGAGTCGAAGTTATCGCCAAGCCACGTTGTCGAAGCGGTAACAATAGACTCGGGGTAGTAGAAATAATGCAATTCAATCGTGTAGGTAGCGTCTGGGGTAGGCCCTAGGATGAACGAATTTTCATCAAACATTGCGTAGTGGGTGGGCTTGCCCGTAGTTGCTGGGTAAGGAAATGCTTCTCGGATAAAGTTAACATCCTTATCCAGCATAAACTCATACGCTCCGTCAGACGGGTCCACAGAGGCCATAGAAAAAGTAGCCAACCAGTCATCGGGAACCGTAAGATATTTATTGCCGGAAGTGGTCATACCAGTGACGTTCTTCCGTAAGTCCAGTATTTGGACTGTATTATAGATACGCTGTTCAGCCTGCTGGATGAACGTGTTTAATTGCTCCGTGGAGGTTAAGTCCCCAGAGCCTGCCGTATCGGGGAAGTCGTTCTCCGAATACGCTTTTATCGTATCTACAAGAGTAGCGTAGTTCACTGTTTAGCCCATCTTGCTGGAATGACCAGTGCCTTTGGTAGCTGCGCCAGCGCCCTTCGTCTTCTGGGTCTGCGTGTTAGGGATGTTGTTGGGGTACCCATTGCAGTCAGGAACCGGAACCTTCTGGGGCTGGTTACCGTACTTTTTGCTCGCCATGTTAATCTCCTAGCTAGTTGTAACTGTTACAGTGCCTACTTGCCCCGTAGCCACCAGATTATCCTTTAATCCTGACAACCCTAGCGGATTATTCAGCCCGACAGGCCCCCAACCCCACTGTATGTCACGGCTCTGACTATAGCTGGTATCTGGTCTGGGGTCACGTAAAGCTTGAGGATCATCTACTGGATACATACCTAACTGTAGCTGTGGTTGATCAGGCTCCCAACAGGAAGGGCAGACCAAGATGTTTATGTTCTTAGTCTTAACGATAAGTTCTCGTAGCTCTTTCAGCTTGTACTGAAAGCCACACCTATCACACTCTGCAATGGCATGTTTGCCTGAAGCAAACCTATTGGGCATGGTCCGCTCCTAGATAAAAGACTGCCTCGGGGCTAGCCGTAGGGGCGCTTTCTCTCTGTCTTCCGAAGAAGCCAAGTCCCACTGCTCATCATACATCGACTTGAGAAGCGCCGTCCGGTCCAAAGCATCGGGAAGCTTGAGAGACAGGTAATAGGCCAAACCAGCTACCATAGCGGGAAGAAGCCGAAAGGGAATATCCTGAGTGCTAGTCCCGTTACCTGCGTCTTGAATACGCCGTAATCTCCAATAGACAAAGGTATAAGTGTTGTCCTGATCCGGGGTAGGCCAAACATTGATCGTAGGATAGACAACCCCGTCAGTAGGGTCAGTAGCCCCGGACTGCCTATTTATCCACACTTGTATCGGACGGCCTTGGGCGTTCTTATTTGGAATCGTAGCGTAGGTATCCACACTAATACGACTGATATTTATATCGCTTTGGTTCGTCCCTGTCCCCGTCCGAACGACGTGATCCAAAAGGTCAATGGTATCTATAGGTAGATTGTAAGCTATAGTACCCTGGGTTAGAGCAATGGACCCCTGCTCTATGGTCCAAAGGTTAATACCTCGATTCGCCCATTCGATGGTCAGCAGGTTCAGGCTCCGTCTAGCCGTGCGCATGTCATAGCCGGTACGCAGCTCTGCGCCGCACCGTTCAAACGCCTCCTCAACAAGGTTATTGAGGTCTAGGTTAAAAGTCTCAGTGCCTGAAGTCGTCATAAGCTACCCTTTCCGGGGGAGCGCCCGTGCCATGCGAGCCCTACGCTGTAAAAACCTCGCCATGTTAGGCTGCATATAATTCTGTAACCCGCCTAGCCCACGCATAGGCTGTTGGGGCGGTGGGAGCTGTTGAGGCTGTTGCTGTAAAAACCTATCATATAAATTCTGTAGCATAGCGGGCGGTTGGGGCTGTTGAAGCGGTCCGCCATAGGTAGACTGTTGGGGCTGTAGCATAGCGGCCTGTTGAGCCATTGCTGTGGCCTGCCCGAGCGTAGGGGCCCGTGCGCCTTGAAAGGGAGCTAGCGGGGCTTGATTAGGCAACATCTGCTGTAAAGATTCCGTCATTTGCGCCTGTCCGAGCGTAGGGGGCCGTTCGACCATAGGGTTTGGTGTGGGGAAAGCGCCCATCGGCGCGCCTTGAAAGGAAGCTAGCGAGGCTGCTTGATTAGGCAACATCTGCTGCGTCGGATTAGGAACAGCAAGCGGGGCACTCCCCAGCTGCGCGGCGTACTGCGGCAAAACATTGGTGGTAGGAAAACCCGTTGCTGTACCACCCATACCTTGCGGCTGAGCCTGTGATTGCGATGGAATTGATAATCCTACGCCCATTTTACTTACCTTTCTTTTCCTTATTCATACCTTTGAGCACCATTGCAAACCGGGCTCGCTGCCCAAGTTTACCAGGTTTCTTAGCTGCTGCCTTCAACTTCTCTTCGGGAATAGGCTCGCCCTTCTTAGCCTTTAGGCTTTTACGCAAGGCTCCAGGCTTCTTAATAGCCTTCTGAATCCAATTTTTATCCTTTGCCATTAGTCCTGTACCTTTTGGTTTTATTACGCACATTTTTGGGTTGCGGTACAAACTGCTTACCCTTCTTAGTGCCTTCCCGCTTAGCTTTAGTAGTCGCAGCGTATTCCGTAGTGGACAGCGCTTTTATAGCCTTTTCAGGTAGATAGCGTTCGCCTGTAGCTTTAGGCCCCTGCGTAGACGGCTTGCCACTTTTAGTGCGCCACTTCTCTCTGGTCCAAGCTTTCAAGCTTTTCTGGGGTTTTTTGAGCGCACTCACTTATAGCCTCCGCCAGCGTTCTTATATTTCAAAGCTAGCATTTGCGCCTTACGTGCGCTCCATTGCCCAGGCTTACCGCCTTTACTACCTGCCTTTATCTGCTCAAACAGCCGCTTACGTAGCCCCGGTTTGGTGTAGTTACCGGCTTCGTTTACCCGCGACTTAGTTTTAGCTTTAGGCTTCATTAGGGTCTGGTTTTACCCTTAACAGCGCAACCGTCGATGGAACCGCCCTTCTTCATACCTCTAGGTTTACAAGCATAACCGCCTTTAGCCATCTTAACTGAACCGCCCTTCTTCATACCTCTAGGTTTACAAGCAGAACCGCCTTTAGCCATCTTAACTGAACCGCCCTTCTTCATACCGGCAGGGCGCGTCATACCAGGACCGCGCATACCTTTGCGATCCATAGCCATACCCATACGATCTCTATTAACCCGCATACCACGCATATCAGTCTCCATGAGTTATAAGTTAAACCATACGCCCTTTGGTCTTGCCCTTACGAGCACAGCCATCACCGCGCTTTGACGCGGCAGACACTTTTTTCTTCTTAGAAGCTTTCTTCTTGTGCATTGGGCCGCCATGGGCCATGCCGTGCCGCTTACCAGGCATCATAGAGCCATCAGGCATCCTGTGCATCGGACCACCAGCGGCTTTGTTGTTTTTCCTTGACTCTTCATCCGGCTCTTCAATGACAAAAGACATCCCCTCATCAAAAGGGTCGTCTCCCCCCGCCGCGATTTCGTCAACTTCGTCTTGGCGCTTTTTAATAGCTGCTCTCTGCCGTCTTAACGCCTCTTGAACTTCTTCCCAAGTAGGAGGTGTGTCTTCAGCCATCTCTCTAACCCCGTTTTGCTAAAGCGTCGATTTTAGACTCCAGGCGGTTAATGCCTGTATCGAGACGCTCCATTAGTTTTTCCAGATCACGCGATACTTCTGCACGAGTAACATGATCACGAGCTACCTCCTCCCTAGTCCTATTAAGGAGGATGCCTACACGATTAAGCTCGTCAAACTTTCCTTTAAGTAGCACGGCCATAACAGCAACTACGCCGGAAAGAATAGTGTTCCATACCATCATCTCCATGGCGCTACCATTTAACTTTATCGGCCCAGTAGGCAGCACTCATTTTGCCTCGGGCGATATTCTTAGCGTGGCGGGCCTTAAAGGATTTACGTTTGTTTTTCATCCGTTGAGACTCACCAGCCTTCGGTTTACCAGCAGTACCGCTGACAGTACCCACCTTTTTACCTTGCTGACCAAAACGGATGATCTTTTCTTTGCCCCCCTCGCAAGCCTTAACGACGTGCGACTTCTTAGGATGCGTAGGGGTAGCCCGTGCCTTGTTGCACGGCATAGTTTTCTTGGAAATAAGTTTAGTAGCCATTATGCGACCTTCTCCCCCGGCACAATCATCGGATAAAGAACGTCGTTGCCAAAACAGCCTTGGTATTCTTGGACACCCATATGCCCCAGTTTAATAGACGGGTCGATCCAGACTTCGAACCCTTCGGCTCTAGCACGATCACAGAATAAGAAATCCTCACCCATGTAGCCTTCTTCGGTGAGCATAAAGTCAAACATAGCCGTAAGCATACGGTCAGACTTTTTATCGTAATACTGCCACTCAGGGTGTTTCTTAGCGAGAGTATCGAATACCTCTCTACGGACTAGCATGAACGCAGTAGCGACACGCTTACCGCGAACGAGCCCCATACCATTCATAGTAAGCTGGTTGTTCTCGTCGTAGTCCATATCCGCAATGTAAATCTTATCGACGTTACGAACACGGGGAACCCCGGCAACTATTGCCTTCTTAGGGTCAGACGCCCAAGCAAGCAGACGAAATACATCGTCAGCCTCAAAGTTAATGTCTGAGTCGATAAAGATTAGGTCAGTGCAGTCGGAGTCCAGTAGGTCTTGAGCCAGTAAATTCCTAGCCCGAGACACTACCGAACATCCGCAAATGCTACCGATCTGTAACGACACACCGTGCTGCGGAGCAGCTTGCGCAAGCTTAGCTAAAGATATCGCTAACTTAAGCGACACCTTAAAGTCGTAAGCCGGAAGCGCTACAAAAAGCCTACGCCCCGCTAGATCATAAGCCTTCTCTGCCTGCATAAATCACCCGTATATAACAACGGTTGACGCAGTATTCGTGACTGTGCCGTAGACGGCACTCGACGCCAAAATACCCTCTCCAGGTAGAAGCAGATAAGACGAGCCATCATTAGCCACTGCAGGGGTGTTTAGGGTGATAAGCGTAGTACCACCGTCACCATCCGAGATGACTACAGAGCCTGCAGAAGCCCCGTTCACGGTATAGATGGCCTTAATGCGCACCCTACCGAGAGCGTTATCTGACTGATCTAGAAAACTACCTGTAGCTGTAAGGGGTTTAGACGCCTTAACGTCGTATTGCATACCCATCAGGTATCCCCTTTACTAAGCCAGGTTGTTGTTCTGGATATATGTAACCGTCAGAGTAGCTACACCCGCATCCGCAGTCGTGGCGCTCGAATCAACGTAGATTTCAACATCGGTGGTACCGACATCTTCCCAAGCATCCGCATCCGGAATCGTCGCCTGCGAAGCCAGTTTAATCGTGTTGATCGTCGAGACTGCAACCCCGGTCGCCAATTCATTGGATGAAGAGCTAGTGCCGACGCTCAGGGTAGCCGAGTTATCAAAAGCTGTCGTGACGAAAACAGTGATCTCAAGAATCTGAGAATTAGCCGGGATGACAATCCCAGTTCCCGCCGCCGTCGTGCTCTGAGTGATAGCCGCCGACTGCGCCATAACAACGTAGCCAACATTCGCTACATTGGAACCAAGCGTTGTGCCCGTCGTGTTCTGAATAGTTCCGGCCTTAACTGGACCGCTAAAAGTTGTCGTACCCATTTTTATCTCCGTGTAGTAGCACTTTCCGCACTGTCTCTACTAAGTCTGCAAATCAGTCAGTACGGATTCTAAGAAATAGGGGGAGGGCGAACCCTCCCCCCATAACATTACGCCGCGCCCTGGGAACCATACATTCCAAGGGGGTCGGACCAACCGAACGAATAACGCTCGCGGGCCTTGTAGCGGACATTGCCGGTGTCGAAATCACCGTCCATCGAGTTCGCCATGGGCGAACGGACAAAGTGTTTAAGACCATTCGGAACATCCGTTTTAAGGAACCAAGCGTCCGTGTCCGTCAGGAAGTGGTTAACCGAATAACCTTCCGGAATCGAACCGTTCGACTTGAGCGCATTGATGTCGTTATCAGCCGTGCCGACACGAAGCTCAGTTTCGAGCAAACGAGTCGCGACAAACATCAACGCCGGAGGAACGATGAGCTTGCGAGGTTTAGCCGCAATCAAGAGCCCACGTTCATCCGTCCAAGCAGCAATGTCGATAACCGCGTTCTCAAGAGAAGCCTCGTTGAGGTCAGCAGCCACCGAAGGCTGGTTGGAGTTGGTACCGCCAGAAACAAGCGGATGCGACGAGCTGAAAAGAGCTTGGCCGTCACCACCGGGGTAGTTCGTGCCATCAAAGCCGTTGTTCAGAATCGCCGCAGCTTTCGTCTGCTTCGTGTACGCCATAGCGCGAGCGAGGGCCTTCGTGTACCGCGAGGAGAGCGAGTCGTAGAGGTTATCCTCAATCGCTTCTTCCGTGAGCGAGAACCCAAGGGCAATCGTTTCGTGGTTATAGCGTGCGGTGAAGACTTCCTGCGCATTGTCATATGCAATGGCAGAGCCTTCATCCTTGACGGGAGCAGCAGAAAAGCCAGAGAGCTTGGTTTCTTCTTCGAACGAACGCTCCGAAGATTCCTGCTCAAAGATTTCCTTATGCTCTTCGCCGTACTTAGCATACTCCAGACCAAACAAAGCGTTAAGGCCGGGAAGCAGCTCTTTCAGTAGTTGTGCGCGTGAAATAGCCATCTATTTAGCCTCCTATACGCCAGTAGAGTTATTATACTGGTGCATACCGGCGTTCCATTTCACGACAACTTCCGTGTACGAACCGCTGCTATTCTTGGTCTCCGCAACGCCTTCAATGATGCGAACCGGGAACGTGCTAGTCGTGCCCGTATTGTCATCCACCGCGACCTTGGAGTTACCAGTAATAGTAGAACCAGCATTTTGAACGAGAACCGCGTTATTACCGATAACCGTCTGAGTGACGCCACCAATCGTGGTCGTTGCAGAAACAACAGCGACCTTGAACAACGCATCCGGGTCATCGCAAACATACGCCGTAACATCGGTGATATTCGTGGTGCCAGGGTAATACTGCCGGAACGTCAATCCATAAGTGGGGTCCGTGTAGGTACACCCAAGGAAGACGCCAACAGGAGTAGCAGCATCCGTGCCAGTGTCCCGTTCAATGGTACCGGAGCTAATCAATTTAACAACGTCACCATAATAGATGGCCGTCGCTGAATTGGTAGCAATCGGAATCTGACGGGTAGAACCAGCAAAGACCTGCCCACCGATCAGATTGATCGGGCGCAACCCATACGGGGCTGCAACAGTGGGATAAGCCATGTTTAGCTCCTAAAAGTTATTTGCCTTTACCAAACGACGTAGTAGAACGCTTCTCCCGAAAGAGCGGCATCCTGCTATCGTTCTCTCTCATAAAGTTGCTGTCCACAGATTCCATCTGATCGCTGTTCTTCTTGGCGTACCATTCTTTACGCTGCTGAATGAACTCTTCAGGAATCTTGCAAAGCAACAACCCAGCCACCTCAATGTTGTCCTTGAACGGGCCATCATTCTTCGGTGACATGTAATACTTGAACTTGGGCTGTTCCTCTAACCGCACCGGCTCCCACCCTTCACGCATCTTCGCAGATACATTCCGAGGGTCTGGCGAGGACAGCAATTCGGTGCGGACCCACCTATATGCGTATCCAGGCTGTTTATCCGGCTCGGGCAAAAGAGACGGCGGTTGCCAGCTCTTCGGCCTTTCGTTTTCGGTTCTATTCTCAAGTTCGCGTGCAAGTCTCGATTCAGCCATTTTAGTTCTCCAACTTCTGCAGCTTCTGCATTTCACGAGCATACTGCTCTGGGGTTAAACCTAACTTTTTCGCAAGACTAACCTGCGATTGCTTGAGCACGATCCGTTTGGAGGACGTACTCCTAGACGCTGGAGCTACTACTGTGGCTGGTTTTGTCTCTGTGCGTCCGTTAGCTTTGCCGTTGCTAACGGGCGGAGTCTCTTGCTCCCCGAAGTACTCAGGGAAACGGCGCTGCATTGTTTCGTCCACTGCGCGCCAGTATTCATCAGTACCAACGAACGAGTCGCCGTGCTGTTTGAGTAACTTCTGGTGCAGACCAAGAGCACTCGCTGTCATCTCTTCGTCCGTTCCCCACCAAGTGTTGCGCTCTTGCCACGCTTGAGTCTTGGCGTCCAAAACGGGACGTTGAGGTGTTACGGTTTGCATTGTAGGGGGAAGAGAGGGGGTCTGTAAAGTGGGCCTATACGCTTGTATCTGAGCAAGCCTGTAGTTGGCGTTAGCCAGCTTGTTCTGGGCGTCTACCACCTTGTCCGAATCACCCGACTCGTAAGCCTCTTTGTAAGCCCTCTTAGCAGCGTCAAACTCCAGTTGCGCCGCCGTATGGTAAGACTGGATTAGAGTCTTCTCTCCATCGGAAAGAGTAGTCTTGAGCCGATTGTTCTCTTCCAGCATCTGCTTGGCAAGCTGAACAGCCTCTTGCTGTTCACGCATGGCGCGTTCTTTTTCCCTGCGCTCATCATGCCAAACTTTCTTCATCTGCTTGAGGCGCGTCTTTACCTTATCGCTATAATCCTCAAGCTCGTCCGCCTCTAACTCTTCAACCAGGTGTTTCGGCAGCGGAGTCCGCCCCCTATCTGCTTCAGGGGTATCGTCTTCAACCTCGATGTCCGGTTCAGCTCTTTGTTGCGGTGCAGCATCAGGCTTAGCGGGATTCCCCCGTTCCACCTCTTCACCCTCTAACTCCACGGAAAAATCGTCGTCTGCTTCAATTTTCTTAGCTTGTCCAGCCATTTGTGCCTCCATTAGGCTCTGGAAATGCCGCGCGGGTCCTCAACAACACCCTCAACGGAGTCGTCATTGATGAACCTAAATTCGCGACCGTGAATCTTAACCCGACTACCAGCGTGCGGACGTACCAGTATGAAGTCGCCCTCCTTACACCAAGGTCCAGAAGGGAACCTCTTAGAATCCTTGTAACAATCCGGCCCTAATTTAATAACAAACAGGACCGTCGTTAGGAGTTCCTCGTTACGCATAGTGATGTCAGACTTAAAAAGGCCACCCTCAGTCCTGGCCTCTACGTCAGGGACTCCGCACAGAATACGGTACCCTGAAGGGTTCGGTAGTTGCTTAGCCTTTTTCTCAGGCGTTTCCGGCAATACAGTGGAATCTTCTATATTGTCGGGGTTTGTGCCGACTAGAAGTTCAGTCATCGCTTGTGTCCATCCTTTCAGATATTTCTACTATTAGATTGTTAGCTATAAGCAGCCCCCTCATAATCCCGCAGGCAAACTTATATTCCCCGAAGTCTTTGGCCTTCCCCATAGACAAGTCAGAAGTAATTACGTCCTGCTCGTCTTTGAGTTTGGCCGATAGGTACTTTAGTAAGTCATCGCTCATCTATTCCCCTCAGTTGGCGTGCCTTTCGGGGCACGTTGCTGGCTTTGCATCTGCCTTTGCGCCGCCCGTTCGTTCGCAGCTTGTTTGGAGGTCTCTTTGGCAATCTCGATCCCCATACGAACACCCTCTAGCTGCTTCTTGTCATCCGCAGCCGTCTTGTCGGTAGCGATTTTCGCCCCAACCTGCATACCCGCAATACGTTCTTGCGCTGCAATTTGCTCGCGCCGTACCTCCAGCTCGTCGGCCTTGGCCGCTGAATCTATCGCCAGTTTGACCTGTTTCGTCTGGACATCCTGGGCTTTTATCTGCAGCTCTTGCTGCTTCATCTGCACCAGCGGGTCCTGGGCCATCTGCTGAGCCTGTTGCTGGGCGGCTTCGGCTTGAGACTTAGCGAGCACCTTCTGCGCCCCCGCCGCTGCAAGCCGCGATAGCTGCACTTCGATCTCTTCCGGAATCTCTGCATCGGGTTCCGGATACGGGACGCCAAGGCTCTCTTCAATCTGTCTGCGATATTCAAAGGCCAAATGCTCAGCGATGTGGGCTTGAGCTGCAGCCGCTATAGTCTGGGCTTGAGGGCTCTGACCGACCAACTGCGCAATTTTCGGGTCCTGCATAGCCGTCATGTGGACGGTGATGTGAGCTTGGTGATCTTGGTAAATAAACGCTCTGACGGGTTTACTATTCAAAATGTTCATGTTCTCAGAAACAGGATCACGGGGCTTCAAGTCATCCTCTAGTGGGATCAACTTAGAAGCGTTCTGAATCCCAAGAACCTCCAACATCTGCCTATGGAGCAGGGGAAGATCGTAAAGTTGAGGCGCTGTCTGGGCGAGCTGGAGAACCGCCTGATACTGTACAACCTTCTGCGCCATGGTAGCGGCATTGGGGTCGGATACCGGGATGACTTCCACCAGATCGTAGTCCGACTGCTTGGCGCTACGCTGACCTTCCTCCGGTTCATACGTATAATCTTCAGGCGTGTAGTCCCGAATGATCGTCTTGAGGAGCCGAAACTCCTGCTTCATGGCGTAGTGGATGCGGGCCTGAACAGCCGACATCACTTTCATCGTTCGCTCTAGAATAGCTAGCGTTGTACCCACAGGGGACTGAGACGACATGTCGGACACTTTCAGGTCCGTAGCCGCCGCAAAACGACGCCCTTCTTCTACAATCGTCTGGAGAAGCTGATAAAGAACCTGGGAAGGTTCCTTGTAGGGTAGGGGTAAAATGTTATCCTTAAGGGTTCCAGAAGCAACATCTACATCCCTGAACTCAGCCGGGGAGATCGGTGTATCGTCTCCCTTTACACGCAACCCACGAGTCTTAAAGCCCCCCGGAAGGTTAGAGAGCGTACCGGCATCGACTAGTTGTCGGATAAGAGATGTTCCAGATTTGGCAAAAGCCCCGATAAGGTGAATAAGGCCAAAAGCATAAAAACCAAAACCGGGGATATACGAATAATGAACGAAATGATTGCGTTTCTGCTTGGTATCATCTGACGGCTCCCAGTTGCGCCGGATAGCCAGTACTGTCTGAGTACTCTTTTCAATCGTCACTACGTAAGGCAGGGCTATCCCGGTCTTCTTCCTTCCATCTTTATCCTCATACCCAGGCAAGTCCAGGTATACGTGCATCTCAAGAAGCTTATAGCGGTCGTCCGATGAAGCTCTGAAGCCCATCTTCTCCGCAATAGTCCTCTCCACCTCATCAAAAGTATCCACAGGCTCGCCAAGGTCTACATCACGATAGAACCCAGCAACCTGTAGCCTGCGAAGCTCGTTCTTAGTCTTGCGCATAACATGCGTCACGCGCTCCGCAGTCTCGATATTACTGGCCCCGTAAGGGACAACGACATCCTCTGCCGGAACAAACAGCGCCGTCTGCCGCTCCAAGCTGGGGTCGTAATAAATTTTCTTAAAGGCGTTACCAGCCAGCCCGAGGCCCCAAAGCATCCGCTCATGCTCTGGCCGATATTCAATCATCTTCTCAGTAAGCTGGTAGTTCATATCCTCGCGGACACGGGCTGCTGCCTCAATCGTCTCGCGAGTCTCTTTACCAATAATCTCAGTTTTCACGGGACCACTGGCAGGGAACGTCTCCATCATGGTCTCGGCTTGGAACTTGACGAGCGTTTCCGAAAGAATGGGGTGGTACACCCCGCAAGCCCCCGGCCATGGCTCGGTGCGCTCTTCGATCTTCATGCCAAGGAGTTCAAGCCCATCGACATAGGTCTGAATCCAATCCTTACGGGAACTTGTGTCTTCTTCAAAATCCCCCAACAACTCGTCAGCGAGCTTCTCTAGCTCGTCTTCATCCATGTCTTCCGCAAGATTACTGGAGAACTCTGAATCACCATCAGGCTCAATCTCGATCTCCATATCACCCATAGTGATACCTACCCGCTCCGGGTCTTCGATCTCAATTTCGATAGCAGGTTCATCACCCATATCTAAGCCGCCAATAATACCAAGTGGAGCTTGGTTAAGAGCCTTGTCGATTGCCATCATTTTTCCCTTTAGTAGTAGCCTTCTTTACGCCGCCTAAAGAACATGGGCTCGTCAGGTTCGTCTAATTCCGTTCCAATATACCCGCCCGTTCTAAAACGCCTCAAAGCCAACGTCACTGAGTCCACGTAGTCGTCGTGCTCTCCCGCAGGAAACTCAGCTACCTCGTTTATGACTTCTTCAGCCCAGTGCGTAGCAGGAGCCCATACCCTACCACTAGCAAATAAATCAGAAACAGCATTTAACCGTGTGATCTTATCATTTCCCTTAACAGGTGTGAACTCCTGCACAGGGATGCCCATTGCCCGCATCTCATAGATAAGCGGAGCGCCTGAAGCCTTCTTTTCGATGATCACGCTGTCGGGTTGCCAATCCTTAAACTGCTCCACTGCTACCTGTTTCAGGCGGGGAAACTCCATGCGTTCCCTAAAAGCGTTAAGGAGAATGATGTTGGCCTGCGGTAGACCCGTGTCGTCCTCCTTATAGAAGACCCCCCACGTAGTTAGTGCCGAATAGTCAGCCCGCTGACTCTTTTCAAACGCCGTATCCCACGACATGAGGACAAACTCACAGGACGGGGGGCGCTCCTTCTCCCATATCTGCCACCACTCCCGCTTGACGATGGCGCTCGTCTCGGATGTGGGATTCTGCTGGTACTGAGCCATCCATTTGGAGTTAGGAAGCTCCTCTTTTAGGGCCGTAAGCTCCTCTAAACTCCAAAATTCCGGCCATAACGGCTTGCCGGTCTCAAATAGGGCCGGGAACTCAATGACCTCCCAGTCCTCTCCGCCCCGCTGAGCGGCGGCTTTGAGCACTTGCCCCGTTAGGTCCCTCTTACTCCACCTAGTCATAACTATGACGATGGCACCCCCCGGCTGGAGACGCTGCCTAGGTCCAGAGGTGTACCACTCATAGGTCTTATCGTAGATATCGGGGTTTATTTCGGCCAATGCGGCCTCTTGTTCCGAGTGGGGGTCGTCAATTATGAGCAAATCCGCGCCCTTACCCGTTACCGCACCCCCCACACCAATAGCGAAATAGTCACCCATCTGGTTAGTATTCCACCGGCCAGCCGCCTTTGAGTCCGCTTGCAGCCCTACCCCTGGAAATATGCGCTTGTAGACCTCTTGATCGACTAAGTTCCTGACTTTTCTACCAAATCCGACCGCCAGCTCTGCCGTATGTGAGGTCTGAATCACCTTTTTTGCTGGGTATTTGCCTAAAAACCATGCCGGGAGGAGGTAAGAGGCGAACTCGGACTTAGTATGGCGGGGCGGCATGTTGATAATCAGCCGTTTTAGCTCCCCGCTAGCCACCCGCTCAAAGGCAGCGGCCATCTTCTCGTGATGCCTACCACTGATAAAGCTGGGCCAGACCTCATCTACAAACTTAATGAAGCGCTCCTGGCACAGTTTTCGGGACTTTAGCTCCTCCAGCCGCTCCAATTCGGCTAAAAGCTGCTCTTGTTCGGGGGTAGACAGTAGGGGGAGGATAGAGGGGATGTCCTTCAGCGAGACAGAATTTACCCAGTCTTTGCCCAGCGAAGCATCCTTTTTGACGGAACCAACAACCGTCACGCCTCCTCCTCCCCGTCTGCCTCCTGCGTAACCGCAGGTCCCTCATCGAAGCGAAGCTCTTCGTCCAAGTCTAAATAAGTAGGTGTGACATCAATGACGTTGGCATTGAGCAGCCTCTTGACCCGCTCTTTGATAGCTTCTTCAAGGTCTTCGGGGCTCTTGTAGTTTATCGTTACCTCACTGCGCTCTGTGAACAGCCCGATATCGCTGTGTTTCCCTAGTAATTCCAATGCCTTAAGCTCGTACTTAGGGTCGCCGCAGTCAGCAATCTCCATCAATTTGTTCGTTATGGCCGCTCTAGCAGCGGCAACGTCCAGCCCTAAAGCCTGCCCGTATGCTTTAAGAAACGCCGCCGCCGCAAAGGCGGTATTGGGCGACGTAAGCTCCGTGGCTTTCTTGTTCTTAATGGCTTGATCTATAAGGGCTTTTTGTTTGTTTGCGTCCCGCTCATCCAACTCAAGCGCAACCCCCATGTCGTGCTGAAGCTCCGCTGTATTGGCAGCGGCAGCTAATTCCTCTATATAATGTAAAGGTTTTTCATCCCGATCATCATAAGGTATCGGGTGGTCTTTGTCGGGGGTAATCTCAACAGTTGGCATGTAAGAGACAGTTTGGGGCCTCAGTGCCACAACATATAGATAAAGCTTGAAAAAAAGACAAGCCTAGTGAAAAGACAGACCCTGTAAGATGCAAAAGAAGCACCAGTCTCTACTGGAAGCCGTAACCCAGTCTACAGTAGGGTTATTCATATCGTGGACATTCACTTACTTTGCTCTTCCCCTATTCGGGCTGTACCCATCCGTAGCCGACACAACCTTGATCTCCATTATGTTCTTGGGCCTCTCTATCCTACGCGGGTATCTACTGAGAAGGTTCTTCAACTGGCTGCAATGAGGTGAGCAAAGTACTTAAACGGGTAAGATCATGGCCGCTAAAAGCTTTACGTTGGACGAGCATAGGGAAACGCTTGCTATTTACGCAGCAAACGACCGGAGCATAACCAAAGCTGCTGATGCGCTTGGTATACCTAGAACTACATTTTCCGAAAGAATAAAAAACGCTCGTCGCATATTGGAAAAACACGGCGAAACGCAATTTGAAGTCACTCAGCCACCGGACGAGAAGATGCCGACTGAGGAACTTGTCGAGTGGCGAAAGAAGCAATTTGAGCGGAAAGCTAGGAACAAGGAAAGCATAAAACTTTTAGATGTGAAGGTAAAAGTAGACGGCCCTATTGGAATTGCTCATTTTGGTGATCCGCACGTCGACGATGATGGAACCGACATTGGGCTTCTCGAACACCACATGCAAGTGTGCCGGGAGACACCGGGGTTCTTTGCTGCCAATCTTGGCGATTTGCAAAACAATTGGGTTGGCCGTCTAGCTCGTTTGTGGGCGCAACAAAGCACTAGTCACGCTCAAGCGTGGCAATTAGTCGAGTGGATGCTGAAGAGTTGTGATTGGCTTTATTTAGTTGGTGGTAATCACGACGCATGGTCAGGAGAGGGCGATCCACTAAAGTGGATTATGAAGAACGCGAACACGGCCTTCCAGTATCACGGCGCTCGCCTTGCTTTGCGGTTTCCGAATAAGAAAGAGGTCAGGATTAACGCCAGACACGATTTCAAGGGGCATTCTATGTGGAATCCAGCGCACGGCCCAATGAAAGCGGCACAAGGCGGCTGGCGCGATCACATCCTCACTTGCGGCCACAAGCACACTTCATTTGTCGCCGGTCCTCTCAAAGACCCCGCCAACGGACTCTTGTCTTGGGCGATACGGTGCGCCGGTTACAAAACTTATGACCGCTACGCTGAAGACCTTGGGCTGGCAGACCAGAACGCCTTCCCCACTGCCGTTACGATTATAGACCCGCAGTTCGGTGACGACGATCCAAGGCTGGTTACTGTTATAACTGACGTTGATGAAGGTGCGGAGTTCCTTACTTGGAAGAGAAAGAAGGCAGGGGTCTAACGTATGACAACCGTAGCATACAAGGCTGGGGTTATGGCTTCCGATTCCCGCTGCACGGACGATGCGGGCGTCTATATAGGCCGCACTCCGAAAATGTATCGCCTCGCAAATGGAGCTTTACTTGGAACCGCAGGTGACGCTGACGCTCGCTGCGTGCTTGAACTCCTCAATAAAAGTACTGTGAAGAAGCTGCCGACGAGGAAAGAGCTTGCGGCGCTAGAAGTAGACTTTCGAGGGATTCTGGCTTTTCAGAACGGAGCCGTGTTCTACGTCGATATCTACGTCTGGGAAATCGGGGAAGCTAGTTGTCAGTGGGATGCGCAGGTGTACGAGGTTGATGAAGGTATGGCTGCAATAGGGAGCGGGGAGCAGTTTGCGCTCGGCGCAATGAGGGCGGGGAAGAGCGCTCGGGATGCTGTGGCGATTGCTTGCCACTTTGACTCCTTTTCAAGTCCGCCAGTTAAAGTCATTACGGTTAAGGAAGAAAAGGCACCTAAGAAGTAGGGGGGAAATAGATGGTGATGTGGTTACTGCAAGTTACGGGGGCGACCCTTAACGATCTGATATTTGTATCCTGGCTTGTGGGGTTGAGTGTGGGAGGGGTCCTAGGGTTTGTTACAGGGGCCTGGCTGGAAAAACAGGTGCGAGATGTAAGGGGGGCGTACTTCGATGACTGAAAGAGACATAAAGGCCATAATCGAAGAACACAGCGTAATAATCTTCAGCGAAAGTATGCGGGGGATGATCGAAATGCGCGTGGACGGGGGGCAGGCGGCGAGGAAAATTTTGGTAGGGTTAAAACAAAAAGAGGACGTTGATGCTACCGAATAGAAGACCGGCTGAACACTTCACTGTAGGTCCATTTGTAGTCACAGTAGGATTCAACCCTAACACGGGGAGTCCCTGCGAAGTGTTTATATCCAGCCGGGGTAAATCAGGGACCCAACTAGACAACTGGCTATACGAACTAGGGGTTACTACGTCAAAGATCATGCAGGGAGAACGCTACATTAAGCCCCCAGGAAAGCATGATAATGAGGTAGACGAAGAAGAGCCCTAGCAAAAAAGGCCGATTACGACCCCAACAGCCAGGGCTCCAAGGATAAACATCCAAGCCCGCTTGACGTTACTTACCCAGTTGAACGCATCGTCTAGCTGCGAACCGATTTCGTGGCCCTTACCCTTAGCACCCTTACCAGCCATACCGTCTCCTATAATATACCCACCCCTACCCCGCTGCGTCCGGGGGGGACCGCAGCACCTGCAAATGAATACATACTCCTAAAGGAAACGGGACTCCAGAAAAAGATGACGGGGGGGTTTGCTAGGTTGAGGGGTGGGGGTTTGACATTGTTATAATATTCGGGGGGTGGGGGGTCTAATGTGCAAAATAGTAAGTAAGGGGGGCACCCTCGATTTCTGACTTTTTTGGGGGTAGGGGTACGGTGGGGGTCAGGTAAATCTCGATCTTTATACAGGTGCCGGTCTCTACGATTAACGAAGCGAGCGGTGAGCGCAGCGAACATCGCAAGCAAAATAACTTTGAGCGCAGCGAATCCAATATTCTAAATGCGAGCGAAGCGAGCCCAATAAAAATTCTAAAGATGCGAGCGAAGCGAGCCCAATAAAATACCCCCGCGAAGCGGGGCCAATCGTTGATATGTCAACCATCTGTGTGCTGATTATCCGTGTGCTGATTATCCGTGTGCTGATTATCCGTGTGCTGATTATCCGTGTGCTGATTATCCTTGTGACGTTGTCACAAGCGGGCCGCGCTCGCCCTAACCCAATAAATTATTGAAACAAGCGCTTTATAATAGTTGACATTGTCCGACTAATCCTTAGAATATTATTCAGATGACGCGGCTGTCGCGGCATCGATCTCAAGAAGGAGCTCACCCCATGGCTAAGAAGCCCACCGCCGGAAATGCTGGCAAGAAAATCGAATGGCACGACCTCAATACCCCCACCGCCGGAAATGCTGGCAAGAAAATCGAATGGCACGACCTCAATACCCCCGCCCGTGACAACGTCACGGCGGCGCTTATGACCAGCGCGGCCCCGGTCGCCAATCCCGTGACCATCGACACCAACGCGCTAACGGACAAAATCGGGGAAATGATCGACTTAGCGCGGCAAGAATTCGCCACGCAGGACGAAGCCGCCCACATCGTAAAAGACTTCGCCATGGCAGGCGCGGGCATGCCGAACGGTAACATCGCTTTGTTCGCCGATCCGGTCGCCGTTTCTAAATGGTCCGCTAACTGGGATGTCAGCCAGAACGCGCACCTAGATACGATCAATGACAAAGACTCGCGCGACCGCTTAGGGGCGTCGCTGCGCCAGCATAAAAAGCGCATCATCGGTTACTGCATCGAATGGTGCGTTAGCACCGGGGTCGATCTGACCGCTTTGGATGCTGCGCCGAAATCGAAGCGGGTAACGCCTGTCAAACGCGCGGCAGAGAAGGCGCGGGAGAAGGCAAACGGCGGCGCTGGCGGCGCTAGTGAGCGGACGCGCACGAACGACGAACTGATCGTTGAGGCGGCCCAAACCTTGGCGAAACGCCTAATTCGCGACTTCGGCGGCATTATGGGCGAAGGGATCAAAGCCTACCCCGCCATCGCCAAGCGCTTCAAGGACCGCCCGTCCCCCGCCGAAATGTTCGAAGCCGCGTTTGGCGTGCTCGAGCCCGCGCTCGAGCTTCTCGGCGTAGACTGGAAGAAAATCGAAGGCTAACCCACTTGGGCGGGCGGCGGTGCCGCCCGCCCGTTTTTCCGAAAAAGGATCAAAGAAATGTATACATCACCGAACTTCAAAACAAAAAAGGCCCTTAAAGAGGCGCTTGCGCGCGGCGAGCGTGTCAGATTCTTTCAACCCGGCCCGTTCGGCGGGAATGAACCTCGTGACGGGACCGTTAGCCTGGAAGGGCCACACTATCCCGAACCTCACAAATGGTATGCGTCGGGTATAGCGAAAGACGGGTTTATAATTTCGATAAAATAGCCCGCCTATCTTTTAGAAGGAAACAAGCAAATGATTTGCACAACGGCCATCGAAATCTTCACGGCGAATATCCCGTTTTTCGCAATCTGCTTTGCTCTCGGATACATCCTCGGAGATAGGAAAGGGGGAAACAATGCCGGGATTTGAGAACGTTATTCTTAGCTTCATGTATGAAGGCCAGCGCGGCTGCCTGCACATGCGGCAAGGCCGCCTGGTGTACACGATAGGAAACGAAACGACTTCTATAATGAAAGCGCCAAAAGCGCTTTTAGAATATCTCGTAAGTGAAGAGCTGATAGAATGCAACGAGGCTGATACTTGAGCCCGCCTTGCCCCACCCCGGCGCGCAAGCGCCGGGGTTTCCCTTTTGCTGCGTCGCAGCAAAAATCCCCCTGATAGTTCTGTGGTGGTGTGATAGTTATTTATTATATTGTCTTTACAATTCTACCCATACTCATACCCACACTTAACAAAAACTTTTTTTGCGAAGCAAAAACTTCCATTATTCTTTTTTCCTCTTTTTCTCTTGTTCTCTTGTTCTTTTGTTCTCTGGCTTTCTTGTTGTTTTGTCTGTCTCTGATAGTTGCGTGATAGTTTCAGGCTGATAGTTCTAAGAGGTGGCTGCTGTTCAAAGGGGTGGCTGCAGTGCCGCGCAAAAAAGTGGTGGCTGCATTTCAAATAGGAGGCTGCTGGCCTTCTCCGTTGTGACAGTGTCACAAGCTTTGCACCCACAGTCCACATATTACCGCTAAGCTATTGAAAACAAACACACATTACTGAAATTACGAAAATTTTTCGCTCGGTAATATGATAACCCATTGAAACTAAAGACAAATACCGAATATTACGGTTTTTTGGGGTTTTGGAGCGGTTTGGGAAATTTTTTTCTTTTAGAAGATGAGGGGCTGCGCACATGCACCACCACCCAAAAACACAATTTCAAAAAATTCTAGCCGTACTAAATTTCTTCCAATTTCCGTTAGAAAGTAAGTTGGGTAGTAAGTAAGTAAGTAAGTAATCTATAAATAATAATAATAATAAGGACTTAGTGGCTTTTGCCACCACCCAAACCCACCCAATTCACATATTACGAGTCAAAAAATTTTCGTAAGTTGGGTAAGGTGTGTTTATTTTCAAGCACTTACCGGTAATTTCTAGTTCCGTACACGGACTGTTCTTGGGCTTTAGAGGTGAAAACCTATTGACATTGTATACACAATAGGCTATTATTGTAAAATCAGGCCCAAAAAACAGACACCCCTGGGCTTGTGACAGTGTCACAAAGAAGGAGAAGTAGAGTGGAACCAATAGCCAAACACCAAGCCCTCATATTGTATGAGGGTCCGTCTCTCTTAGACGGGAGGCCTATCGTGGTCGTCGGTGTGGTCTCTGGGCGTAACCGAAAAACCGGGTTCATGGTCCAGACCTACATTCAGCGTGCGGACCTAGACCCCCGTGATGCGAACCGGACGGGTGAAGACGTGTCCATTTGCGGAACGTGCCCGCTACGGGGCGTTGCGAATTTGAGTAAGCCCACGGGGCTGGCCGACCATCGCGGGTGCTATGTTCAAATCGGGCAGGGGCCGCTTGCCGTGTACCGTGCCTACAAACGGGGCCGATATCAGCGTGCAACAAGCCTAGAAGACCTAACCGCTCTTGGTGCGGGCAAGCTTGTCCGGGTGGGGACTTACGGCGATGGCGCTGCTGTGCCACGGTATGTTTGGGATGCGCTCAAGCGCGAAGCAAAGGGGCATACGGCATATTCCCACCAGTCGGAGGTGGCGCAGTCTTCCTTTGACCCGGCTATGTATATGGTTAGTGTGAATGACGTAGCCGCCGCGCAAGCTGCATGGGCCTCCGGTGCGCGGACGTTTCGTGTAGTGCAGGATGTGAGCGAAATTGTCCAGGGGCAGGAGATACTATGTCCGGCGTCGGAAGAAGCTGGGCGGCGTGTAAAGTGTTCGGACTGTCTGTTGTGTGGCGGGGCCAGCGTGAAGGCCAAGAGTATAGCCATCCCCACGCACGGCGCGGGGCGCAAGTACGCACTCCGTGACACTGTCACAAGTGGAGGGATGCAATGAGCGCTGGGGTCGTGTGTAAGTGCGGGACGGCCATAGCGAAGCGGCGAGCAGAACTAGGCTACCGCCTCTGCCTTGAGTGTGGCGATGCGGTGGCGAGGGAACGCAAGTGGACCGTCGCCCACCTAAATAAGTCGAGCTTCTTCGTGGTGACACACCCGGAGCAGCTCAAGCAACTGAACCCGAAGAAGATAGGAGATTGAGATGTTAGTTAAATTTTTAGACGGCACCGAGAAGGAGTTCGACACCCTACGGGGAGCGAACCTACAGAGAGCGGACCTATGGGGAGCGGACCTACGGGGAACGGACCTACGGGGAGCGAACCTACAGGGAGCGGACCTACAGGGAGCGGACCTAGCCGGAGCAACTTTTGCACCGGGATGGGTAATTTATAAGGATTGCAATGCAACCGGGGAAGGAGAGTGAAATGAGTGAGAAAACTGAGTGGACACGCCTATGGGATATGCATTCCGGTGGGGGAGCGAAAGAAGGTTTTGAAGTGTGCTTTATTGAAGCGCCGGAGGAAGAAGCCAAGCTGATCTTCTACAATCGGTTTGGTCATAGCCCGGAGCGTGTAACCTGTACGTGCTGTGGAGCCGATTATTCTATAAGCACGCACGATAGCCTGTGTGAAGCGACTGCGCACCTTGGTGCGGAGTTGGATACGGATGGGGTTATGGTGATCTACGCCAAAGACATTAAGCCCGAAGAGCGTAGAGGAACGCTGCCGGAACAAGGCTACGTGTGGCGGGACTAGACATTGGAGGAGGTGTGAAATGAGTGACGAGCAAACCGCAGACGACGACGGGGCATACTTGCTAGACAAGTCTACCTACGATCTTTTGCATAAGCTGGCCGTGCATATGAGCGAAGCCCCTGAAACCGTGGACCAACCGACCATCCGCCTGTTCGGGCACATGATTGGCACAGTGCTTGAGCGGTTGGAATACCTCGAAGCTTTCATGGGAGAGGGAGATGGCGCGTTGCACTGATGCAAACTGGCATGAAGTGTGGACTGCTCTACTCAATACGAGGAAGAGTAGGGGGAAAGAAAAAGAATCAGTTAGACCCCCTGTCTACGACTACAAAGCTATCCTTAAGTGTCACGCCGACTTACTCGAAGAGGTCAAGCAACTACCAACGCCAAGGGGTGTGACCCCTGTGGGTGCTCCGGAGAAGCAAGGTGGCAAGTGGGTGCTGGATAAAGAGGGGCTGTTTGATTTCTTAGTGTACCACGGCGACCTGCACGGGGTGGTCGATTATGTAGCAGAGGTTGCAATGCAACTAGAAAAGGAGAAGTGAAATGCGTTCTGTCAGTATGTTTGTAGTCATGGCCCTACTCGGAGCTATCTATGCGTTGGTAGTCATAGAGTGGGTCATGGGCTGTGGTGACGGTGGTATCTGTATTTTTATAGGAGGATGAAATGCCAAAAGTAGATAGAGAAACAAGACGTAGGTACGACGCATCTTTTCGCTCCCGTAGGGCGGCAGAGGAGACAGCTATGGAGGCTATGGTTGCGGCAGCGTACCGGCGTAGCCAAGAGCTTGATTTTGAAAAAGCATTGCTGCGCGACCGAGGGGAGAGCGTGGACCTGCTCATATCCAACTATAAGCGAGGGATGTCTCGCTCGCGGTGCGTGGAGATATGGGGTGAGGGCTTCACACGAGCGGCGCTCAACGTGAACGCTATGCGAGAGGCGAAGCTGCGGGAGCAGCGGGAGCTGGAGGAGAAGCAGCGAAAGGAGGCAGAGCTGGAGGAGATGCAGGGTCGCATCTCTGCGGAGGCTATACGTGCGATGTTTATAGGTGCAGACCCGTCTAAACCTATTGACATTGTTTAAGTTATATGCTATTATGTATCCATAATAAGAAGAGCGTCTGATCGAACGGACGCCAACCCAAAAACCAAATCAGTTGTGACACTGTCACAAAGAAGGAGAAGTTCCATGACTAATATTATCAATGAGGGTAGCCATACGGTTTCCTTGGACGAAGCCGCTAACTGGGTAGTCGCGACTCCCGGACTCGTATACTCCCTCGTTGGCGAGAGCGGCATCGGCAAGAGTACTCTGCTTGGTATCATAACGCGCCTAGCGAACGAGCGTGCCGGGGACGAAATATACTGGCCGATCTACTGGGACATGGCGTCGAAGGATGTGTCTGACATCGGTGTCCCGGCGCTTAACCACGAGAACCAGACCATTCGGATGTATATCAACGAGCTGTTTTCGCCGCCGCGCCCCGGCATGAAGCCGGTCATCTGCATGGATGAGTTCAGCAAGGCAGGACGGGCGGTGCGGAATATGACGCACCCGCTTCTAGAACGCACTAAGCCGCGCCTAGGCTCGTGGTACGCACCGGAGGGGTTCATTCGTTTCTTGACGGGTAACCTCACGGCGATGGGTGTGGGTGACGATTTTCAAGCGCATAGCATCAACCGCTTCACAAGACTTGTTATCCGTAAGCCAGACGCAGACCCTCAGATCAAATGGCTGCTGGATAACCGCTCTTACCTGTACGAGGGCACGCCTCCGGTTTGCGCCTGGTTAAAGCAGACACCTGAGGCGTTCGCCTCGTGGCTGGAACCGGGGCAAGAGAACAACGAGATGATCTTTAATCCGAAGCACCCTACCCGTCCCTTCGTATCCGGAAGGTCGATTGAGGCCGCGTGCGAAATTGTACATTCACGGGCTGGTCAGTCTCCTGCGTCTTTGTTACCCGTTCTGGCCGGGACTATCGGTGCGGCAGCGGCGCGTGACCTCGTGACGTGGATCAATCTGCAGGACCAATTGCCTAAGCTGGAGACAATCCAAAACTCCCCCTCCACCGCACGTATCCCTGACGATGGTGCGGCCTGTGTGGTGATGGCGTTCAAGCTGGTGGCGGTACTCAACCCGGATAACCTCGCTCCTATCTGCACCTACATGAGCCGGATGCCAGACGAGCAGCTCGCGTTGTTCTATATCAACGCTGTCCGGTGCGGCAAGCAGACCATACTGACCAAGAACAGCGCGTTCCGTACTTGGCTCGTCGAGAACCAAGACCTGATCTAACGATAACAGTCTGTGACACCTGTCACAACGAAGGAGAACTACTATGCAACCCATGCCTAAGAGGTCTACCTCCGCCTTTACTGACGCGGAGAAAGCCGAACTTAGCCGCAAGTTCTTGTCGGTACGTTTGAAACTACAGGGCGACGAGAGAGCTAGTTTCTTTTGGCCGTCCCTGCATATCGGTACCTGTGAGCTGGTGGATGACCATCCGACAGCGTGTACCAATGGACGAGATGAGCGGTATGGTTACCACTTGATTGCTGCCCACAATAGAAAGGAGATCGCGTTCGTCATACTACACGAGAATTTGCACAAGCTGTGTCAACATCTCCAAGTGTATAAGAACTTGATGAAGCGTAACGCTCACCTAGCGAATTCTGCGATGGACTATTGGATTAACCTCACGCTCTACGACATGGACCCCCGTCAGGCTTTCATAGCGATGCCTCGGTATCCAGACGGAACCATTATGGGCCTATTCGACACGAAGTATCGCGGCCTTACCGTCAAGCAAATCTTCGACATCTTACTCAAAGAGCAGGAGGAAGGTGAAGAAGGTGAGGAAGGTGAGGAAGGTGAGGAAGGTGAGGAAGGTGAAGAAGGCGGCGGAGGTAGTGGAGGTGGTAAAGGACCGCGCACACCTAGCACCAAACAACCCAATGGGTTCGACGACCACGACTGGGATGGTGCCTCCGAAATGTCGGAGGAGGAGAAGGAAAAGCTTAAGGAGGATGTTGAAGATGCACTCAACAAGGGCGCTCAAAACCACAAGCGGTTCTGCGGTAAGGGTGCTGGTGGACTAAATGGGCTCATTGATGATCTCGTCACCCCACGGGTGGCATGGCGCGATGCTCTGCTCCAGTTCATGTCCAGTAATTGCTCTGGCCGGGACGAGTCCACTTACGCTAGACCTAATCGTCGCCTGATGGGGCTATCGGACGACTGTGTTTTTGCTGGCTCCGAAGCCATAAGCCTTGGGCCTGTGGTGTTCGCGTCAGACTTGTCCGGTTCCATCTGGGGTAACCCTGAGGATATGAAACTCATACTGGGTGGTGTGTCCGGTGCCATGCAAGCGGTACGTCCGGAGCGGGTCGATCTCATCTACTGGGACTACGATGTGCAGCGGCACGAAACCTACGAGCAGGATGAACTGGATACGTTCGCGACCAAAAGCAGACCTAGGGGTGGCGGCGGTACACGTCCGTCGTGTGTCACCAAGTATCTGGAGGAGAAGCGGATTAAGCCAGCGTGTGCTGTTGTGTTTACCGATGGTGAAGTCGGCGATGACTGGGGTGGCATGTGGCCGTGCCCCGTCCTGTGGGTCATCATCAACAACAAGGGTTGCAATGCAACCACGGGTCAGACCATTCACGTCAATACGGAGGAGTAAGCAATGAGTATTAAAGAAGGGACAGGCCGTCGAGCGGTGGTGCATATCGGCTACAAGGACTACATCATGCCGATAGAGGACGCGGCGCTGCTCACGAGTATCCTAGACAGGGCCGAGCGGTTCGAGCGTAAGTATCGTTCGGGCAGAGACTCCACCTATCATGTCTGGCAGGACAGCGCCGATACTATGACGGTCGAGTTAGTGCCGCATGAGCTTTACCTAACGGCCAAGTTGGCCGGTGAACCAACCGAGTAACTGATTAGAAACGAAGGAGAAGAACTATGTCTATCAATAACGCTGCAATTTTGACCGAACTCAATATCTCTTGCTGGACGGCTACGAAGTTAGATCGTGGTCAGACAGACAAGGTGAATACTGACAACCAAGCTACCCGTAACGCTGCGCGTGTGCAGAAGGATTTAATGGCGGGCACTAAGATGCTCGACGATATCCGCAAGTTCTCAGCATCGTTGCGGCAATTCCACCTCTGGCGGACGCTACCCTGGTTAGACCGTGGGCCGCGCTTGCTCCCGGTGTCTGCCGTGTTCGATTACAAGGCGGCGATGAACGACCGCATAGATGGGTTCAATGCGTTGGTCGATAAGTTCGTGAACCGCTACCCCGACTTGGTGCAGCAGGTCCAAGCTAAGTCCACGGGCTTAGGCTACATGTTCAACCCGTCCGACTACCCCGACGCTAGTGAGATACGGGGACGGTTCGGTGTACGGCTTGTGTTCAGCCCTCTGCCGGACAGCGGCGACTTCCGGTTGGATATCCCGCAGGAGGACTTGGACGACATGCGACGTGGGTACGAGGACAACTTCAACGAGCGGCTGAAGGAAGCGACTCAGGATGCGTGGGACCGTCTGCATAAGATGCTAACCACAATGTCTGACAAGCTGACGGATGTTGAGGGGCAGGAGAAACGCTACTACGACACGTTCCTAGAGAACCCGCGCGAGCTGTGCGATCTGTTGGGTCACCTCAACATAACGAAAGACCCGCAGCTTGAGCGTGCGCGGGCCGACCTTGAGGCGGCGTTGTCTGGCCTAGATATCGACGACATCAAGGACAGCGCGACACAACGTGCGGACGTTAAGGTCCGCGTGGACGATATCCTGAAGGGTTATTGGTAAGGGTAGAGTTGCATTGCAACGGAAAGGAGAGCTGAAATGAATACGGACAATAAAACTAACGTCGCATACCCATGGCCCGACCGGCCTAAGTTTAGCGTCGAGTGGAAGGGTGACGCGGCTACCGTACCCTCTATATTTCCTCGCGCTTGGGACTTGGCTGTCGCGGTAAGTAGGCGACGCAAGGGCTGGAGCATCGTGTTTACCCCCTATGGCTTTAGCGATAGGGCGCGCTGTCAGATCGACTTCCTTGGGAGCAATGGGTCAAAGATGGGTTCTTGCGATGTGAGTGACCGCGAGGGGTGGGGCCGCAACAACAAGCACTACAAGGTTGAGTCTACGCTGGCGAGCGAGCATAACAAATGTACTGCAGCCATTCGCACTTCCCACCACAAGATTGCTGTGGCTAAGATTTGCAAGTTCGTTAAGCAGTTCAATATGCAGGAACGGATAAATAGAGCGTCGATTGAAAGGCTCGACGTATACAGCTTCAACAAACTTTCTGATTTCGACCGTAGCTTTAGGCAAAGTTTGGAAAAGCATCTTGCATCTCTGACCCTTAAGCAACGCTTGCAAATGTTAGGGCAGATTCCCTCCCCTCCACCAGCGGAGGTACTGGAGGTCTTACAGTCGAAGGCTTCTGACTACGAAGCGTGGAGTAGTATGCTTACCGCAGCTAAATCTTTTGCCACGGTAGTTATAGAGGAAGACACTTATTATGTTTGTACACATAAAGAAGTTCCAAAAACTTTACCCGACGCAAAGGAGTTTAGTCCTTTAACAGAGTCCGAGCTTCCGGCTTGGGTGAAGTACGGACTGGGTATGCTCAAGCTGCAAAAGTCGCCCAGCGCGCATGTTCTTGATGTCGGCAATAAGTGGAGGTCCGAGAACGGAGTTACTTTTTACACTATTGCAAACATGGATCAGGAGTTATAACTTACGACTGTGCATAACGGCTGGGTTTTTTCTCCTTCTTCCCAGCCTAACTAGGCCCCCCGGTGTCCCACTCACCGGGGGGTTTTTTATTGACACCGCAAATCCTATTTGTGACAGTGTCACAAGCAGAGGGAGATAATCATGGCAAGAACACCGGAAGGTAAAGTTAAAGACGCAGTAACTAAGTTGCTGCGCGAACTTGAGGTGTATTATTTTTTTCCGCAGACACACGGTTTTGGTCGCTCAGGCGTCCCCGATGTTATAGCCTGTGCCCGGGGGAGGTTTATCGGCATTGAGTGTAAAGCCGGAACAAACAAACCGACCGCTCTGCAACAGCAAGAATTAACGCAAATAAAAAACGCCGGGGGCCTCGCGTGGTTGCAATGCGGCTCAGATGTGACTTCTTTACGGGCGGTCCTCCTAGAGGTGTTAGAGTGATGGAGAAGAACCTAGGCGTCGAAGTTATAATGAAGCGTATGGAAACGCACCCAGAAGAGTTCCAGTGGGGTGTCGGTGGGGGGCTATCTTGTAAGTGGCACTGGTTTGTAGATGCGTTGCTTCGTACAGTCTTTTACCCCTCGCAGTCAGTGCCTATTGACAGTCAGCTCTTCTTCATACCAAAAGAAGACATTGATTTGCTGTACGCCAAACTCTGCACCATCCAAGGTGAAGCGTTCTCGCGGCGTGTAGTTTCTCAGATTTTTTCTATTGATGGGGATGCCAGAGATAGAACCGGATAGTTCCCACGAAGGAGAAAGAGTTGGAACTGCTAACAATTGATTTCGAGACGCACTACTCGCGTGACTTCAATCTCAAAAAACAAACTACTGAAGCCTACATACGTGACAGGCGGTTTGAGGTTGTTGGGGTTGGGGTCAAGCGTGACGACGAGCCTACTGTGTGGTTTTCAGGAACGCACAAGCGTACTCGGGAGTTCCTAGCGCAGTTCAACTGGGGGGAGAGCGCAGCACTCGCTCACAACGCAGCGTTCGATATGGCTATTCTTAACTGGCGTTTCGGTATCCGCCCTAAGCGCATACTAGATACCATGTCTATGTCACGCGCGGTTCACGGTACGGAGATAAGCGCTGCACTAGCATCGCTGGCTACACACTACGAGCTGGGTGAGAAAGGCACGGAGGTGCATGACGCTATCGGGAAAAAGCGGCTTAGCTTTTCGAAGGAAGAGCTAGCCAAGTACGGTGCGTATTGTAAGCAGGATGTTGAGCTAACTTACCTGCTGCTAAAAAAGCTTACCCCGCTGGTGCCTTTGACCGAGCTTCGTTTAATTGATCTCACCATACGTATGTTTTCAGAGCCAGAACTAGAGATTGACTCCGCGCTACTTGAAAAGCATCTCCAATCTATCGTGGAGAGCAAAGCCAAGACTTTGGAAGAGGTCGGGATAGCAAAAGAAGAGTTAATGAGTAATCCTAAGTTTGCGGATGCGTTGCGCAAGCTAAACATCACGCCACCTGTGAAGACGAGTAAGACCACAGGTAAGGAAACTTTCGCTTTCTCCAAGACCGATGAGGGTTTCAAAGAGCTGCTTGAGCACGATGATCTGAAAGTGCAAACGCTTGTGAGCGCAAGGCTGAAGATAAAGAGCACGATTGAGGAAACACGAACCGCTAGGTTCATAGAAATAGGGAAGCGTGGCCCCATACCAATCCCGCTCCGCTACTACGCCGCGCACACAGGCCGCTGGGGTGGCGACGATAAGGTGAACTTGCAAAACTTACCGCGAGGCTCTGTGCTTAAGGACGCGCTAGTAGCTCCTCCGGGCCATGTAGTTATTGATAGCGATAGCAGTCAGATCGAAGCGCGTACTCTAGCGTGGCTTGCCGATCAGAAAGACCTCGTTAAGGCGTTTTCAGATGGCGATGATGTCTACAAAATAATGGCCTCAAAAATTTACAACAAACCAGAGGAAGACATAAACAAAGATGAAAGGTTTGTCGGTAAGACGACGATCCTAGGTTGCGGATATGGGATGGGCGCTGTTCGGTTTCGCGACCAGCTAGCTTCTTTTGGTGTGGATGTGTCAGAAGGAGAAGCTGCCTCCATCGTAGAGGCTTATCGGAGTTCATATGCCAGTATTCCCAAGTTGTGGAATATCGCCAATAAAGCACTGGATTTTTTAATTCGTCGTAAACCCCCAGCTACTAACGCAGATAACTTAGTCTTCACGATGGGGACGGGGGGCCTCATTGTGGCTGATCCGGATAGAGAAGCGCTAGGGCTTCCGAATGGCCTTAGCATACGTTACCCCAACTTAAGAACCGAGGGTGATGAGCTAGTGTACGACACTAAGCGCGGAGCTTCTGTTACAGCTACGAAGATATATGGAGGTAAGGTCATTGAAAATTTATGTCAGGCCCTAGCTCGTATCATCATTGGCGAACAGATGTTGAAGATCGCTTCCCGCTACAAGGTCGTTATGACGGTACACGATGCCGTTTGTTGTGTGGTGCCCGAGGCGGAAGCGGAAGAGGCCAAGGAGTTTGTTATGCAGTGTATGCGCGAAGCTCCGGCGTGGGCGAAAGGACTGCCGTTGAACTGTGAGGCTGGTATTGGAGCAAGCTACGGGGGTTGTAAATAATATGAAACTTACGTTTGTACGGATGGTTGATAGCTCAAAGGGGTGTAAAGCAAGGGGCGACACCAGAACAGGAGGGTGTGAAAATGCACCGAATTCACAAGATTGACCCATGGACTCGTCGATGCAGAAGGTGTGGTCTATTTATGTGGCTTATATGCGAGATGGGCATTCAGTCATGTCCGAGGATGCCGCAGGATAACCCCGGACCCGCGCCGAACGACACGGAGAAAGCTGAATAGGAGGGCAGTAAGTGGGTTTGCGAATAAGAGATATACAACGAGCTACAAGTATATATTACGGGTTAACGGTCGAAGAACTTATCGGAAACGATAAGAAAAGAAGAGTATCTCGCCCACGTATGGTGGCTATGTTTCTTGCAAGAAAGCTAACCGATAAAAGCCTCCCTCAAATTGGGGCTGCGTTTAACAGAGACCACACTACAGTTATCCATGCTGCTCGCAACATACCGACATACGTGCAGCGGTACGAAGGTCTACAGAAAGATATAGATACTATTGAACACGCTTTGTTACAGTTGGGAGAGCAAAATGCAGCCTGCATATGAGTTTACAAAAGATTGGTTCAGTTGGGCACCAGATGTATGGAAGCAACTTATACCGCTCCTACCCGCTCGGAACCGCTTTCTGGAGATTGGAAGTTACGAAGGTCGAAGTGCGGCTTGGATCGTCGAAAACATGATGGACGAGAAGGGCGGTCACGTAGACTGCGTGGACACTTGGGGCGGTGGCGAAGAGCATACTACCGACGATATGCGCGGCACAGAAGAACGCTTCTCCCAAAATATGCAGTTGGCGATAAGGAACACGCGGCACACCTATTTCAAAATAAAGAAGACCTCCACGGACGCGCTGGCGCAACTTATATACGACAGAGTTCCACCATACGATTTCATTTATATCGACGGAGCGCATACAGCGGACCAGGTGCTACAAGATGCGTGCATGGCGTGGCCGTTACTTAAAGTGGGTGGGATTATGGTGTTCGATGACTACCTATGGGGCAATCCCCGCGACGTGTTACATCGCCCTAAGCTCGCTATAGATAGCTTTACAAATATAATGGCAGAGCGAGCATCGTTGGTGCATGTGGGCTATCAAGCTGCACTTCAGAAGAGGAGTTAACCGTGGATGATAATATTAAAGTGTCGGTTTCCGAGCCTAAACCCAAGAGCCTCTTAATTGCCACGCCGATGTACGGCGGTATGTGTACAGGTGCGTATGTATTAGGACTGCTGCAATCTATGGCTACGTTACGCGCCGACGGGGTAAATGTTTTTTGGGCGCAGATAACTAATGAGAGCTTGATTACTCGTGCGCGGAACGAGCTAGTGAGGTTATTTCTCGAAGCGGGTCACGACTACCTTATGTTTGTCGATGCAGACATAGCGTTCGGGCATGATGCTATAAAAGCTTTGGTGTCTGCGGATAAGGATATCGTTTGCGGTATATACCCAAAGAAAGAATTGGATTGGGAGCAAGTTGAACGTGCTGCGAAAGAGGGACGGACAAATCTCCGAGATTTTGGCGGTTCGTTCGTTCTTAATCTTATTGGCGTTGACGATGCAGAGACCAACGAAGAGGGGTTGGTAACAGTCCGACACGGGGGCACCGGGTTTATGCTAATCAAGCGCAAGGTATTTGAGAAGCTGATACCGCATGTGCCAACGTATAGAGTGTCGGGGGCAAAAGTTCCAAATACGGACGAGTACGTGAAACCCTTAACTCACGAGTTCTTCGCTACCAGCATTGACGCGGACGGTTGTCTGCTGTCGGAGGACTACCATTTTTGTGAGCTGTGGGCGAAACACGGCGGCAAAATATTTGCTAACCCGTTTATTCATTTGAAGCATGTGGGCACTTACGTTTACGAAGGAAACATTTTGCGTTCGGGAGGGAATGTGAAATGAGTTTTTGGACACAGGACAAAATCATACGTTTGACGCAACTATGGAGCGATGGGGGGCTGTCTGCGGCTGAAATAGGGCGCGAGTTAGGTTGTGGTAAGAACGCCGTCGTAGGTAAAGCTCATCGGCTCGGACTGCAGAAAGGTGTCGTAACTGGGTTTGAAAACGTGGTTGTATACCCGCAAATAAAGAGCGCACAAAGGCCGCAACCACAAGTCAAACCTAAACCCAAAGTAAAAACAGAACCGCAGTTAGATGCGGAAACATTTGTAGAGGTTGACGAAGCAACATTACTGGCCATTGCCGAGGCGTTCAGCGTTCTGAGCAACAATGGGTGCAGATACATATACGGGTTTCCAAGTGACAACACCATGCGTTTCTGCGGTAGGTCAATTAAAGAAGGCAGCTCTTATTGCGTAGAGCACCACAACAAAACACACGTGCCGGTGGAAAAATGACAGCCCCAGACAGCAACCCAAAAAGTTCATTCGGGACAAAGAAACCATCTCTCGCTCTCATCCCGCAAGCTGCGTTAGTTGAAGAGGCAGTTGCGTTTGAGTTGGGGGCTGAGAAATACGGGGCCTATAACTGGCGGGACACCAGCGTCTCTATGATGGTGTACCTCAACGCAGCGCTGAGACATATAGCTGCGTTCGTAGATGGTGAAGATGTTGACCCCGAAAGTGGGATATCTCATGCGGCGCACGCAAGAGCCTGTCTCGGTATAATTATAGATGGAGTGACTCGTGACTACATCATCGACGACCGACCTGAACCGGGAGCCGCCGGGGCACGGATCAAGGCGCTCACCCGGAGCTAAAATTGTGGTTTTTCTATGCAGGGCTGTGGGGCTGTACTGCGTTGCCATGGCCGTATGGGGGGTGGAATCGAACCCCGGTTTTGCTTTTTTATTATGTGTAGCGGCGGCGGCGCTTTTATAAACGGAAGAAACATAACACGGAGTGACACGGGGTGAGACCAGTTGAGACCGCATTAGACTTTATGGTTACATTGAGAGACATAGCGAAAACCCAGGAGAACTTTGTGGATATCGTATGGAAGTTGAGGTACCCTACGCCGCAAAACGGGCCGAAATGGCGTTGGCCACTGGAGAAAGCAAATGGCGGCTTGGAGTTACAGCAGTATAAAGACTTTCGATCAGTGCCCAAAAAAGTATTATCACTTGAAGGTGGCACGAGACGTTAAAGACGCGCAGACGGCAGCTATCTTATACGGCAACGAGGTCCATAAGGCGGCTGAGCTTAACGTCAAAAACGACACCCCCGTACCGGAAAAGTTTGGGTTCATAACAAGGTTCATTGACGCGCTCAAAAAACTAGACGGCGAGAAACACTGCGAACTGAAACTGGGGGTGCGGCGCGTCGGAGAGAATTTAGAGCCCTGCGGGTTCTTCGACAGAGACGTTTGGTATCGTGGTATCGTCGATCTACTTATAGAAAACGGAGAGACTGGGTACATCATAGACTATAAAACGGGCCGAAACACACGCTACGCCGACACGAAACAGTTAGACTTGATGGCAGCGGCTACGTTTGTCCACTACCCAAAACTTAAAGAGCTTAAATCAGCTTTAGCGTTTGTGGTTACAAACGATCTGATAAAGAAAATTCACAAGAGGGAAGACATGCTGAGTTATATGGGGGTGTTTAGCGACGAACTGGAGAGGCTAGCTGTGGCGCACGAAAGCGGAGTGTGGAACCCCGTGAGTGGCCCGTTGTGCAAGTTCTGCCCAGTTACCAGTTGTGAGTTCAACAAGAGCTAGGAGACACTTTATGCCCTATGTCAATAAAGAGCGCCCATACGGGAAAGAATACGAGCAATACCACGGCACCCCAGAGCAGAGAAAAAACAGAGCTGCTAGGAACCGTGCTAGGTACAAATTAGAGAAGGAGGGTCGGGTCGCAAAAGGTGACGGTAATGACGTTGACCATAAAAAGCCTTTATCCAAAGGCGGCGGGAACGGAAGCAAAAACTTGCGTGTTAAAAAGAAAAGTAAAAACCGCTCTTTTAACCGCAACAGCGACCACTCTGTAAAAGGATGAGTATACTAAAGAATTACGAGTGGCCTGGAAAATACAAACCGTTTGCACACCAAGAGGCTACTGCTGACTTCCTGTCCAGAAGGAAGAAGGCGTTCTGCTTTAACGAGCAGGGTACGGGCAAAACCGCGTCCGTCATATGGGCGGCGGACCACTTAATGAAACAAGGTAAGATCAAACGAGTCCTTGTGATATGCCCGCTATCTATTATGAAGTCCGCTTGGCAGCGCGATTTGTTCACTTTCGCCATGCACCGGAGTTGTATGGTGGCATATGGCGACGCAAAGACCAGAGCTAAGACCATTAGCGGTAATGCAGAGTTCGTTATTATCAACTACGATGGCGTAGCTATCGTTAAAAAAGAGATAATGGACGGTGGCTTCGATCTTGTGGTGGTCGATGAGGCCAATGCTTACAAGAACACGCAGACCAATCGCTGGAAAGCGCTTCGGGATATAGTGAGTAAGGGCTGCGGGTTATGGATGCTGACAGGCACTCCCGCTGCGCAGTCTCCTATTGATGCTTTCGGTCTGGCACGGCTGGTAAATCCTGATAACAGCCCCAAGTATGTAGGCGCTTTCCGCGACATGGTTATGTACAGGCTGTCTCAGTACACCTGGATACCTAAGCCAAGCGCGAAAGATACCGTGCATAACATATTGCAACCGGCGATTCGGTTTGAAAAGAAAGATTGTTTGGACCTACCCGCCGTTACGTTTGTGAACAGAGATGTAGAACTTACTGCGCAACAAAAGAAGTACTACACGCTTATGCAGAAGCAGTTCATTCGCGACGCGGATGGCGACAGTATTACGGCTATAAACGCAGCCGCAAAGCTAAACAAGCTTTTGCAGATATCGGGCGGTGCGGTTTACTCGGACAACGGAGCTGTGGTCGAATTTGATGCGTCCAGCAGGATACAAGCTGTTATAGAAGCCATCAATGAAACTAACAACAAGGCACTCGTGTTTGTTCCGTTTAGCCACACTATCGACATCCTAGAAGAGTCTCTGAACAAAAGTAAAATACCGTGCAGCGTCATCGACGGTCGCGTCAGCCTACATAAAAGGTCTGAAGCGGTCAGACGGTTCCAAGAAGAAAAAGACCCGAAGGTACTGCTAATACAACCGCAAGCAGCGTCTCATGGGCTCACACTCACTGCTGCAGACACCGTTATTTGGTACGCTCCAGTTACGAGCGTAGAGACCTACCTACAAGCTAATGCACGTATAGACCGCCCTGGACAGAAGAACGCGATGACAGTCATACATATAGTAGGTAGCGAGGTAGAGCGTAAGCTATATCGTGTCTTGAGAAAAAAGATGGCGGACCATAAATTAGTCGTTGACTTATACCGCGACGCGCTTCAGAGTGCCGCCTAGTTAACTAAGTCTAAAACGTAATTGAGGGAGTAACCAGTGGAAACTGAAGACAACAGAACTGTCTCTACACCTGATCTGGTAGAGGCATATATCAAACAACGTAACATAATCTACGAGAAGGAAGACGCGCACAAGGCCGAGATGGAGGTACTGCGCCGTGAGCTTGATGTTATTGGCGATCAGTTGCTGAATGTTTGTAACGATCAAAATGCTGACAGCATTAAGACAGCTTCAGGTACTGTGTCCCGCCGTATCCAGTCTCGTTTTTGGGCGAGCGATTGGCAAAGCATCTACGATTTCGTCATGCAACACGATGCGCCTTATCTGTTAGAGAAGCGTATCCACAACGGTAACATGAAAACTTTTCTGGAAGATAATCCAGACTTACATCCTGCTGGACTACAAGTTGAAAGCAAGTATGTAGTTCAAGTCCGTAAACCAACAGCACGATAGGAGCACTAGACATGGGCGAAGTAACCATTTTTACAAACAACAGTGTGACTGTATCTGGGCCGCGCGAGAGTAAGCTTAAGGGGGTATTCTCGTCTGGCTCTTTTACGAGCCGCCGTATCCAGTCGAATATCAACGGCACGTTCAAGCGGATCATCAACGGAGAGCAGGTCGGCAACGCAGTGCGAGGGGATATCAAGGTCATTATCCTCAACGCCCTCACTAACCCATCCCGTATCTATTACAAAGATAAGTACGACCCGACGAAAGAAGCAACGCTTCCTAACTGTTGGTCTAACGACGGAAAGACCCCCGAAGACGCTTCTTCTGATCCGCAATCTTCGAACTGTGCAATGTGTCAGCAGAACATCAAAGGTTCGGGAGCTAACGGGGGGAGAGCGTGCCGGTACCAACGGCGTATTGCCGTATTATTGGCTGGTGATGAAAGCGGCGACATCTACCAGTTCAATATCCCTGCTAAGTCCTTGTTTGGGAAAGGTACCGGCACCGCTCACCCGTTCGAAAGCTACGTTAAGTACGTAACAGCGAACAACGAGGCTCTGGATAACATCGTGACCACTATTGCCTTTGACAGCGAAGCTAGCACGATGGAGCTTACTTTCTCAGCAGAGCGTATTATCACCGACGAAGAGTACGAGCTTGTGAAGGCTGCACGGGAGAAACCTGAGTTCGACATGTACACGAAACTCACGGCGGCTCAGACCGATAAGGTCACTAGAAAGCCTGTAGCTGCTTTCGATAGTACCCCTGACGAGGAGGAAGAGGACAGCGATGAGGCTGTTGCGGCTCCTAAGAAGCGGGCTAAGAAGGGGGCTGAACCCTCCAAAGGTGATGTTAGCTCGGATATCGTATCAGCACTTAATGAGTGGGAGTAGTCATGCTTGGATATACTCTTGCGATAGCCGAAGAGAATAGGGTTGCGGACGGGAAGCGGTTAGGCGTCAAGCTTGGCCGCGTCTGCATCAAGAACTCCGTGCCTGTAATAGACGTAGCCAAAAAGTTTGGGGTGTCCCGCCAGACTATCTATAACTGGTTTTCCGGTAGAGGTAGCCCACGGTCTACTCTTCAGGCGGCTATAGAGAAGTACATAGCGTCTTTCTCTAGTTAAGTTTTTTATCTTGTCTCAAATGGGGGCTTACGCCCCCAGGGGTACACATGTCCTCATTTGATCTACTACAGGCAGTACAGCCCGAAGAAGGCTGGTTTGCCATTGTGGGTATTAGTGGTGATGGGACGCAGAGCACTAGTCAGAAGTTAGTACAGACCCGCGAGGAAGCCGCCGAGGTTATAGCTAGATTTGTAGCGCAAAAGCGTAACGTGTTCTTTGGCGTTGCTAAGTACAAGTCTGGTGAAAATAGACGTAAAGATAACGTAGCAGCGTTAAAATCCTTCTGGGTAGACGTAGACTGCGGCCCTGACAAAGGCACGCCCGACCCAAAGACTGGTGTACCTCAAGGCTACTTAACCCAAGATGCCGCCCTAGAAGCTCTGGAAGAGTTCTGTGAATTAGTTGGGCTCCCCGTACCAGTCATAGTTAACTCTGGGCGCGGCATACACGCCTACTGGATATTAGAAGAAGCAATAGGGCCAACTTTATGGGAAACTATTGCCGACAAACTGGCAGAAATCTGCAGGGTGCAGCAGTTCTACGTCGATAGAGCGGTTTTTGAAACCGCGCGAATACTTCGTGTTCCGAACAGTCTAAACTATAAAGGGGAGACCCCGCTTCCGGTTACCGTACTAAAGGAAGAAGTAAATCCTATTACGGCGCAGGAACTTGCAGACTTATTAGGCATAGATTTAGACGTTGCTGTAGAGGTTAAGCAGAAAAAAATAAAGAAGCAGGAAGCTAAGGAGGATAAGCACGCTCGTAGGAGGGTTGAAAGCCCCCTGTTTAAGAAGCAGCAAGAGTCCATAGCCCATAGCTTCAAAGGGCTCATGCAGCGCAGCTTGAAGGACGCAGGCTGTAGGCAAATAAAGGAGGCGTTCCTAAATAGGGAGTCACTAACTTATAACCAGTGGTGGCACGCCCTATCCATAGCAACCCAGTGTGAAGACAGAGACACTGCGATCCACACGCTGTCAAAGGGTTATAAAGACTATAATCCAGTAGAGACCGAAAAAATTGCTGCGTCCACTAAGGAGCCGCATCGCTGCGCTACGTTCGAGGCAGACAATCCGGGGGGATGCAAAGGGTGCCCCTATAAAAATAAAGTTGGCTCCCCTATTGCTCTCGCTAAACGGGTAATAGCTGCGGACCCAGACCAGCACAAAATACTTCGTTGCGACGAACCGGACGACGAGCCGGAAGAAGTTAAGAAAGACTCTGTAGACATACCAGTAGATTGGGTGGCTAAGAACTTCATCCCTAAGATGCCGACAGGGTACGTTAGAGGTGCGGGTGGCGGCATATACATGGAGACCGAAGACGGCGATGTAGTCGAGGTCTACGCACACGACCTATACATAGTGAAACGGATGTTTGACCCCGTGGATAAAGAAGTAGTTGTTATGCGACTGCATTTACCAAAAGACGGTGTTCGAACTTTCATACTGCCCAACTCTAGTTTAGCGAACATAGATAAACTCCGGACTTCACTAGCTGAACAGGGAGTAGTTTGCGGGATGAAGAAAGAGTTTGAGCGATTATTTAGATACTTATCTGCGTCATTGAGCGCACTACAATGGCAACAGGAGGCCGAAAAAATGAGACTGCAATTTGGATGGATGGATAGTGACACTAAGTTTGTACTGGGTGATAAGGAATATACAAAAGACGGGGTGTTCCATAGCCCACCGTCTTCCTCCACAGAAGCCAGGGCGGCTTTTATCCACGAGAAGGGCTCTTTGGACAAGTGGAAAGAAGTAGCAAAGCTTTATGGCCGCTCCGGTATGGAAGCGGCGGCGTTTGGGATGCTTACAGCTTTTGGCTCCCCACTATTTAAGTTTACGGGGCACAGCGGGGCGCTCATCAACTTAATCCATCCCCGGTCAGGTACGGGCAAGACCACCATTCTGCACATGGCTAATAGCGTGTATGGCGCACCGAAAGACTTGTGTAGTTCTAAAGACGACACACTCAACGCTACTATTTTTAAGTTTGGTGTAAACAACCACCTGCATAATGCACTGGATGAAATTACGAATATGTCGGCGGAAGAATTTTCTTCGCTTGCCTACGCAGCCTCCCAGGGGGTTGGTAAAGACCGGATGACTAACGGGGCTAACAAGCTGCGTGATAACAACACGAGGTGGCAATCCATAACCCTGTGCAGTTCAAACGCCTCCTTCTATGAAAAGCTGTCTACGGCAAAAAGCGATCCGGACGGCGAGAAGATGCGGATAATCGAAGCTAAGATCGAGATGAACACCGCCATAGACCGCGACCTCGGTAAGGAAATGTTTGACCATCAGCTCATGGAGAATTACGGTCTGGCTGGGCCGGTGTACATCCAGTACTTAGTAGACAACGTGGAGAGCATAAAAGAAGAACTAAAACGGACTCAGGCGTACATAGACAAGCACCTTGAGTTAACGCCCCGTGAACGGTTTTGGTCCGATGTCTTCGCTTGTAACCTCGTCGGTGGGCTTATTGCTAAAAAGTTGGAGCTTATTGACTGGGATTTCGCTCCTATTATGAAGTGGCTGAAGTCTCAGGTATCAGAACTGAGAGATGAAGTTACTCCCCCCATCATGTCTTGCGCTGGAACAGTCGGAGACTACATAAACCGACACATTCAGAACCTCCTGATCGTGGACGGTACGGTTAACGCGAGGCACAATATGTCCAACCCGCCGCTTCGCGAACCTAAAGGCCCGTTGTTCCTACGGTATGAGCCTGACACATTTAAGTTGTTTGTGGCTACGGGAGAGTTCAAAAGGTTCTGCTCCTCTAGACAGATCAATTACAAAGATACTCTTGCAGAGCTTAAGCGGCAGGGAGTGTTGTTAGCGAGGGACTTCAGTAAGCATATGGGCAAGGGGATGGACGGCCCCTCTGTGCTGTCTAAATGTTTAGTGTTGGATATGAAGTCTTCGTATTTTGATGGTGTCCGCCCAGACCCAGAAACGCTAGCGGATGAGAAAGTAGCAGATGCTGGTGGAGGGAATTAAGTACCGCCTGAAGTGGCGTGCTCTAAAGCTAGGAGAATCTTTTTTCATACCTTGCTTAGATCAAGACTCCGCTACACAACGGGTGTCCAAGGAAGCAAGTGAAAGAGGACTCACTATGTTTGTAAAGGCAGTCATAGAGCACGGCGTTAAAGGTATACGAGCTTGGCGTATATAACTGTGGCCCCCCACCCCGGTGGGGGGGCTTATTTTCTTTCTTTGTAGCGGTCTGTCTCAGCCATTGTACGGGGCAACCATCGCGGGGTTTGGTACCTGCCGCCGCCCATCTCTGCCAGAACACGGTTTCTTATCCGCCCGTTAACAGAAGTCTGTATACTCTCGTAGGTTATAGGGTCGTTAGGGTTGGCCTGTGAATACGCACGGGCTTCCTGTATAGCTCTGTCGAACTCTGGGCTGTCCTGCCCGTAATCTTCGAGCGCTTTGTTTATTGCGTCCAGAGCGTCATATTTACGGCTATTTGCTTCTTCTATAATGGTGTATACCAACTCATCGACATCGTACTTCTCTTTTACTTCTGTCGGAGTAAAGCCTAGGACTTGGGTTGCTAGCCGCCCAACAGTGTAGAACTCACGGCTCCGCACCGTATCCCCCCGACGGGTCAGGTTGCCCTCGGTTCCGTATCTATAGGCGCGTAGCGGTTGTTTAAGGGCGGAAGGCAGTATGTTTTCAAATCCTCTCAGGTATTCCCCGTCGCTAAAGTCCGAAGCAGCGGTAGTCCAATTAGCCAGCATACCCCCGAAAGGCCCAAGTGCATTTGCGTATACTAAGTTTTCCAGACCTTCTTTATCCATTGAACCTGCGTCAAACCGACCAAAGAAGATGTTATCCAGCGACACGGACGAAGAAATATCGAGCCCTGTTATGGCCGACACAGGCCCATATAAAACCGCTCGTTCCAACAACCGACTCTGATCTTCGCCGAGACCAAAGGTTCTAGCTATGCCGCTACCTGTACCGAAGGTTTGGGGGAGCCACTCGTTACGGAACCAAAGCTCCCAACTACGATGGTTGAGCGGGTCTCTTGGGTCGTCATCATCCTCAGTAGCAGCGCTTAGCATATCCAGCACGCCTAGGGCTACACTGAAGAGCGGCAAAGCAGTTACACCACCGAACAGCCCAGTCGTCAGCAAAACACCGGCCAGCGTACTACGGGCGGCTCTACGTTCTTCTTTAGATAACCCAGACCGTTTTAGTTGGTTATAAAAGTTACGTGCAAGCAACGAATACATCTGTAACGGGTACGTCAAGAATTGCGTACCCAGCTTGGCCCCTGTAGCAGTCATAAGTCTGGGCTTATTCCACTGCCTATAATCAAACAAGGACTCAAGCATTACAGATTCCGCAGTGTCTTGAGCTTGTACCTGAGCGGTATCGGCGTCCACCCCCCTGTCTATTAGACGCTTATACGCAAGTTCAAAGGCAGTCATATACGCGAGTTTTCTCGAGCTGCTTTCGGTGTACTGAAACCCGCTTCGAAGAACTTTAAGCGCAAACTGAGCGCCCCTACCTAACCGCTCGTATGAGCTAGACTCAGATGTCGTAGAGGGGGTTCGCTTCATATATGTAAGATCGGATATGTACCCCGTATCGAACGCCCCCGTATCGTCTCCTTCTTTATAAGCAGCCTCTATAGCCTTTCTAAGTTCTTTAGGCACTCTACGCAGGTGCGTCTCTAGATCGTATAGCTTCCCAGACACTCGTTTAGCCAGCAGAGCGTTAGCCTGCGCTGTAGAAATCTTAAACTCTCTAGCCAGCAAAGGGGCCGTCACAATGGGGACCTGCGTTAACTGTATCAACGCAGTCCTTGCAGAAGTTAGGAAGTAATAGAATGATGCCTGGTTCCCCCAGCGAGCGAACTTATCAAAAAACTGCTCAACACCATCTAGCTCGGCAGGACTGAAAGCTCTTTCTACCCTAGCCGCCATTTCTCCTGCGACTATGAGAAGTTTCTCCATATCCGGTGTCCCGGCATACTCCTCCCTTATCTGGTCGTACATACCCTGTATGTGACCCCTGACTTTGGACTTGTATTCAAGAGCAGCTAGATTATTTGAGACGCTCACCTGATGAGACACAAAAGTCCTAAGCGCGTCAGTGCTATAACCCCGCACATTTTTTCTTGGCTTAAGGTGCTTTCTAAGATCACCGTCTGGTAATGTTTGTAAGTATAGCTGGAATACATCCGCCTTAAGCTCATCTATATTCGGGTTTCTACCCGAGGCGTTTAGTACCTTCATAACTTTAGCTATAGCCGAGTTCTGATCGACTACATTGGTACCAAACAAGTCTCTCAACTGGCTGGGGTCGTCCCCTCGCCCAGTTTCTTCTAAGACTTCGTTGTTAGCTTTAGCCTCCGCTGTACGCCACTTCATAAACCTTTCGCGCTCAGCCCACGACTCAAACATACGGAACTCTAAGTCTTTCCCCTTATTGTAGCTAACCCAGTAGCGGCCAAAACGCATCAGCGGGAAATAGAACTTTAGTCTAGTTCGTTCTTTTTTAATTATTTCTAGAAACTCAGTAGCCGCCTTTATTTGCGCTTGGTCAAACCCACCTGCTCTAAGAGTGTCTTGCATATGCTTTATACGCTTGTCGATAGCGCTATTCATTTGCTCCTTAACACTTTTGAATATAGCTAGCGCTTTTGCATTTTTAGCTAGGTTGTCGTACTGCGCATACACACGCCGTTCGGTAGCCGTAGGGTTTACCACACGAACTTCAGGGTCGATATTATTTATGGTGGCGTCGTATAGAAGGTCTGTTAAAGCGTCTGCATCCTTCTTAGCTGTTCTAATCAACGAAGCCCAGTCCGGACTCACGGCTGCGATTTCTTTAAGTAGCCTATTACGAGTGCTGTCCATACGCTTCATAAACGTATCAACTACCGTTATGTCTCGTAGTTTGCCTCTAAACCACCGCACTATGTCGCTTGTTGTAAGGGAGTATAGAACTGCCCTTAGCGTAGGGGACTTCATCCCCCCTAAAATACTTTGGAAGAACGGAAGCGCCGATGCAGAGTTGCGGTATTTTCTTGTGCCTCTTCCCAGCCCCGCACCACCGGCATTTACTACCGCTTTATAATCCGTTTCTTGAGACTTTTGCGCCGCTTCATTTTTACTATCTATTTTTCTTCTAGCGTTTTTTATAGCGTTATTGAGTTGCTCCCTATCCATACTGTTGGCGTTTTTAATGCCTAGGTTGCTTGCTATGTTACGCGCAGCAGCTAGCTCGTTTGCAGCAGCGTCGAGTGTGGGTGGAGCTTCAGGTGTGGGTGTAGCTGCAGGTGCGGGTGTGGGTGTAGCTGCAGGTGCGGGTGTAGCTGCAGGTGTGGGTGTAGCTGCAGGGGCCGCAGGTGTAGGAGCCTCTGCAGTGGGCTTTCTTTCCGCTACTGTTTCTTCCGCCCGCCCCCGTGCTTCTAACATTTCAGCTACGGCGCTTTCCGCGTCGTAGCCACGCTCTACATATTTAGTGCGAAGTGTGGCTCTCTCTGCCGGGGTAACAGCCCGCTCTGTTTCTGGCAGCGTAGCCAGAACTTCGTCCAAGTCCCTATCAACTTCTCCCTCTGGTATGAGCCCACGCCCCCTATCCCCCTCGGCAACCTTGAAGCTTTCGGGGTGGTACACTCCTTCTTCGACATTGAGGGACCTATCTATAAGGTCATACATGTCATCGAGGTCGGCGTCTTCCGATAACCACCTATCATCCTTCAGTCGGCGGAGAGCATCCTCGGGAGACATACCCTTATCTGACTTCGGTCGTAGCACACCCTGTTTCTTGGTCTTATCTTTAAGAGCCTGCAGTTCTTGGCCTTCTGGAGTAAGGCGACCTGAAGGGTCCCTAGTTATACGTATGCCGCCCAGCGCTTTAATATACGTAGAAAACTCTTGCTCTATAGTTTGCCCGCGCACACGCGCTCTTGGTCTTGCTTGTGACGGCTGCAAGTCTAACGTAGATGGTCTGGCGGCTGCGGCTGCTGCGGCTTCCTTACGAGCTTCTAACTCTGTAACGGTTTCTCTAGCACTACGCTGGGCTTCTTCTTGAGCCATAAAGCGGTTTTGGTACGCTTCCTCAGACTCAGCTCTACCTTGGGCCTCTATGTTTGTATCTCTTAGAGTTCTGGCCTCTCTAAGAGCGGTTTCATCTTCTTCCGTCCAAGCAGCAGGTGCTTTCTTAGGTGGCGGACGCGGGCGGCCTACTGGCGGTGCATTCCCCGTAAGACCTTCGTAAAGAGCCTCCTCCGGGGAAGGGCTCGGTGCTGTTACGTCTGGTGCTCCTACGTCTGATGCTCTCGCCCCGCTCTTCCTACGTGTCAGGACAAACGCAGCAACGCCATCGGCAGTACCGTCCGCTGCAAGCAGATCAGGAGGTATGTTTCTAAATTCTGCGGGGGTAATAGGCGGTTCATTTACAGCAGCAAGGTATTCATCAACCCCTGCTACGCGCTCTCTAGCTCTCGCGCTGTCCTCTGACTCCGAAGCATATATCGTATTTGGGTCTAAGTCCCCGCTATATGTTAGCCGCCGTATTTCCTCTTGTGTCGGTTCCGGCTCTGGCTCCGGCATCGGCTCCGGTGGGGGTTCCTCTACGCGCCCCGGCCTTATAGCCCCTACACCTGCACCAATACCCGCCCCGGCAAGCCCTTCAAATGCAGCCTGCCCTGCAACACCGCGCCATGTTGGTACGTCAAAACCCTCTCTTTGAAGGGCAATATTCTGAGCGAGTTGTTCCTGCCCCGCTTGTGCTGCTTCAGGCAGCGCTTCTTCTGCAGCCCCCCGCGCAAAACGCCCCAGTAGTTTACGCGCTACGTTTTGCTCTACGGTACGAGCTAGTGCAGGCTCTATACCAAACCGACCGGCGATACCGCCAAGAAAAGCCCCACCGGCTATTAAATCTAAATTACCACCTGTATATGATTGGGCTTCTCTAGCTGCTCCCTCCGCCGCTTCTGCATCAACGCCAGCATCTAAAAGCTCTTGTCTAACGGTGCCGTATATATCACTTTTTATGATACCAGCACCCATCCCAGCACCGATACCCGTTTGTATAGCCCGCACACCGGCAGCACCTAATTTAGCGGCTCCGCCAACGTATCCACCTGCTATTGTCGGTAGCGCTGTACCTAAAACCTGGGCTACCGTAGTGACAGGAGCTACTGTAAGTGCTTCCCATGCAGCTCGTAGCTGCGCACCAATACCTTGATCTTCTGCGGCTTGCATTATACGAGCAATTTCGGCTTCGTCTTGACGCACCCCAGCCGACTGCAAACTAGCTAGCCATTCATCAATGTTGCCCAGACCTTGGGATACCACATTCTCAGCACCGAACACGTCTGTAAGAAACTTAGCGCCTGAAGTCGCACCTCTAGCTGCCGCTAGTGGAACATCAAACATACTCCGTTCCGGGTCTTGTTCAGCCAGTTGCTGAGTTTGTTGCCTCGCTAAAGTTTGTTCTTTAGCGACTCTGTTTATTACAGCGTCGGGGGTATCATCAGGGAACTCAAGAATGGTTCCGTCAAAGAGCTGCGCTCTTCTCATTGTATCCGATTTCCAGACCTGTCGAAGGGTATGGCACCTCCACCTGTTTCAAAGCCCGAACCATACACACTACCAACTGTTCGCCGCGCCATATCGAGAAGCTGGGAGTTCGTCAGGCCCTGTAATTCTGGGTCCTTGTTCAGAAAGTCTGCTTGCCTTGTTAGTAGGTTATTATACTCGCGGAGAATAGCGTTTTCCCGTGTTCCGGGGTTAGCAATACCCGCCGCCACCGCCACCAAATCGCCCTCACTTAAACCCTCGTACCCTGCTGTACCTTTAAGCCTGTCGGCTATACGGAGAACTGTAGGTGTCTGGGCCTCTAAGGCTTCCTCTCTATAGGCTTGAGTTGCTTCTGCTTCTCGCGAAGAGGCTATAGCTTCAGCCGCTGATGCAGCCCCAGCAGATAGTCCCGTAAACCCTTCTTCGCCTATTTTTCTACCGACTTCCCCAAGTAGCAAAGCTTGTTCGAAATTAGATAAGCCCTTTTTAGACGCGGGCGGAGGCACTTCTGTAGCCCTTGATTCCTCTTTTGGGAGACTCATTGGAAAACCAGGAAGCCCCTCTGAATTAGTCGGCCCCATGTTGTAAGGAGCTGCTGGGGCTGTGGAAGGTAAAGAATATGTTTCTTCTATAGCCCTTACTTGCTCCTCACGCTCCTGTTTAGCAGCTAAGTCAGAAGGGCGGCGGAAATAATCAGGCATAAATATATCACTGAAAGACTGTCTAGGGAGATTTCTAAGCGCTTCTGCTTGTGCGGCTTCTGTAAACCTGCGTTCTTGCTGTCTAGCGAAACTTAGTTCCTCGCCAGTTAAATCGTATAGTGGGTCTCCAGAAGCATAAGGCTTCCACTGTGCGGCTACGTCCATAAGCGCTTCAGGAGTTCTTTCCCCTTCGTAAGCATCAAAATATGTTGGGGCGTTAACAAGCCCCTGAGCCCGCGCTCTAAAATCATGCCCTGCGTCTATAGGAGACGCTTCTCCTTGGCCGAAAGGTATGAGTTGCTCTAACGTCAGACTAGGAGCCAACTGATCTCTAAGTCTGCTAATACTTATAGGAGGACCTCCCGTTACACCGGGGATAGGAGACATGTCCGTACCGGGCCGTTCAGGAAGTGTGGAGCCCTGATCACCAGAAATAACCATAGGAGGGCCTCCCGTTACACCGGGGGTAGGAGACATGTCCGCACCGCGCCGTTCAGGAAGTGTGGAGCCCTGATCACCAGAAATAACCGGAGGTTGGTAGGCCCTTGCTAGGTTCGAGCGAAGGGTTGCTTCAACTTCCTTGTTGTCAGGGCGCTCATATCCGAGCGCAAATATACCGGCAGCTTCTGCTGGCGTTTCAGTCTCTAAAAGCATATCCCAAGTTTTCTTGTATCCGCGCTCATATGGATCGTTCTGTATCTCATCCATCATAAAATCAAGTTGTTCTGTGCGAGTAGAGTCTTGTATAGGCTTCCCAAACATTGGCTCAAACTTCGCTTGCCTGTCAGGATGGTATTGGAACAGCCCATACGCCTGTCCGCTATCTCCTACTTCTCTGGGGTTTCCTGAACTCTCCCTATGGACATTTGCTATAATCCCGATAGCAATATGCTCTGGTACATTATGTTTCTGCATAAGGTACCTAATGTCGTCATACGCGCCATCATACAGACCGCGTGATACGGTAGCGGTGGAAGACGTTGGGCCTCCTCCTCCTGAAAACGCAACGATACCACCCCCACGGTAAGCGTTTTCATCGAACATGTAGTCAGGTACGGAAAGTTCAGCTAACCCACCGGCTGCGGCTCTCATTACAGGTTGCGCGGTAGGTGCAGCAGGGGCCGACATCGGAGCCGCCACTGCTTGAGGGGGAGCAGCCGAAGCTACCGGCGACACTCCCTGCTGCGGAATCGCCCCAGGCATAGGGGGCATAGCTGGTGCAACAGGAGCCATAATATCCTGCGCCACGGTGGTTTGCGGAGCTTGTTCTTCCGCTGCCGCACTGCGGGCTTTATCTATTAGCATACCAGCCATAAGCCCAACGGTTGGGTCTATAACGCCAGCCTGCACAGCCGCAGCAATGCGCTGCTTGTTGTACCCATACGACTCGGCCACCTGTGCCGGAGTGTTGAATCCTATCAGTCCGTAACCCATGGCAAACCTCTACCCAGTCGCTAGTTTGTATACGCTTGCAGCCCCAAGTCCCTGGCTAGCTAATCTCTCAAGAGGGCTTATAGAGGGGGCATATGTTGTCGCAGTGGACGAAGGCTTCACATCGAGCCCGCGAAGTATGTTGCTGTAATAGCTAAGCATCTCCAGCGGATAATCGCGTTCACGTAAGAAATCGGCGTAAGCTATGTCAAGACCTTGTTGCTGCAACGCCTGCTCTTGCGCAGCCGTCTTCTGCTGGGCGTCCAAAAGCCCCAGTTCTGATGCCTGTTGTTCAGCACCCAATCTCCCAAGAAGCTCCGCGCCAGCCAGACCCTGAGACGACCCAAATTGTCTGGATTGTTCAGCAAGCTTTTGAGCTTCCATCTGGGCTTCTTGATTAGCCAACGCAGCTTGCAAGCTCTGACCCGAACCCAACTCCTGTATACCAAGAGCTGCACGAAGATTCTCCTGAGATATTCCTAACTGCGCAGCACGATCCCGCTCAAACTGTTGCTGAGCATTTTCATAAGCCGCCTGCAAACCTTGAGCCTGAATATCCCCTAATTGTCTAGCCAGTGCAGATTCTCTTTGCGTGCCAGCAAGAAGCTGTCTTGCCCCACCATACGTACCTGTTCTCGCGGCCCCTAAATTCTGCAGAAGTTGAGCCTGTTTTGCATCTTGAAGTGCTGAGCGTTTTTGAATGTCCACCACTTCCTGCATGTATGGGGACATGTACTGTTGAGCCTGCGCGGCACCGAAAGTTTCCGGGGCGTTTAACTGAAAGTACTGCAGTTGGTCGGGTGTGACTGCTTGCGTAGTAAAGTCCGCAGGGGTGTATTGCCCGGCCTGTTGAGCCATTTCTGTGGCCTGCCCGAATTGGGACGGGGCCTGCATACCGTAAAGCTGCTCCTGCAATGCCCGCTGTTCAGGGGTGAAGTCAGCAACTCTTTGGTCTTCGTAAGGAACATAATCCTGTCCCGCCAGACCTTTGGCGCGGTTAAGGACATCCGTGAAATACGGTTTAGCGTATGCCGGGATATTAGATGTAGTTACGGTTTGGCTTGTTTTTGAAGGTGTGCTGCTGCCGCCCATATTATTCTCCTAGTCCGCAGTCCGCTACGGGCAGCTCGTAGGTCTGCCATAGAGGTTTATATCCGTCTTTTTTGAAGGCTTTTCCCCACCCTAAGCGCCCTGAAGATTCTATCCCATCGCAATCGTTGTCGAAGGCCCAATGTTGAAGAAGGGTAAGTATAGGTTCTTTCCACGCTAGCGACCCAGTTTCACCACCTACAAAAACCAAGTCTAAAAAACGCTTTCGCGGATAGTCCTTGAACGCTGTGACCACCATTGCATGTATCTTGGTCTCGTCAAAAACAATCCACAGATGATGATTATACTGTATTAAACAGTCCAATATATCTTCGACTAGATACCTCCCGTAGGAGTATTCAGCAGCTTTCTCAACGTAGGGGATAATATCCTCCCACACGTTATTTACAAATTCAGTCGGTACCAAACTTGCCTGCACGTTGCTCATTTAATCAGTGCCCCCAAACCTTTATTAGGCTCGCCGCGCTTAACGGCCCTTCTTTCCCGGTGAGCCTTGTCCATAAGGTCGTACAAACGATCCGCACCGCGCCTGCGGTCACCCCCACCGATACGTGCGACTGCTTGGGGGCCAAAGATAACCTCATCGCGGGCTACCCGCGCTGCCTGTTCACCGTCAATAGTAGCAGGGATAGAGTCACTCACCCCGTCGCCACCGCCCATAACAGGCGCACCACCAAGCCCAGCTAACCGCTCTTGACCGGCGCTGCTACTGCCGTTGCCAACCTCTGAAACGGTGCGGGCATCCAAAACAAACGACCCGTCCCGCAAGTTAAGAGGGGCCTCGGTACGCGAAACAGCTCCGCCAGCAGCAGCATAAGCAGTGGAAGAGGCGGGATAGGGCCAGTTAGTTGGAACAATCGACAGCCGCTCGAAACCTAGACGACGCCTCCTAGCCGCCTCGGGATCAGAAGAATCGAAAGCTACAAACTTCCTTTGTGGGAGCGGGCGGTACTCAGCTATAGGGTTATAGTCGTCTTCTTCTAGGGCCTCAACAGTCTGATCTTGCTGGAGAAAAGGAAGTGCTAGCCCACCAAGACCGGCGTATCCACGCAAGCCAAGACCGCTCAGTCCAGCCTCACGCCCCAACGCCGATGTAGTCGCTTCTGCAACCGTAGGTTGCGCCCCAAACATAGACCTACTTGTGGCTTCACCAAAGCTCTGAAGGAACGAAGGAGATTCCGGTAAAATACTGGAATTAACCGCCCCTGTCCCACTTGCTGCTAGTTCTCCGGGGAGCGCAATATCCGAAGCAATTTGAGCTGAGCCCACCGCATAGGGGCTAGCAGCCGTTCCCGCCGTTCCCGCCACAGATGTCGATGCTCCTGGTACCGCAGCCGTTCCCGCCGTTCCCGCCACAGATGTCGATGCTCCTGGTACCGCCGCCGGAGTACCGCCCCCAAACATACTCCCTAAGAAGCCCTGTCCAGTCCCAGCTCCCAGAGCCGTACCCAGCGAAGCACCGCCGAAAGCTCCAAGTCCAGCCATAAGGCCCTTTTCCAGACTGCCCGTGGCAATCCCGGTTCCGCCACCAACTAGGGCTGCACTCATAAGGGGGGTTAACGCACCTCCAGAAATAAAACTAAGCCCCACACCCAGAAGGGTGGGCAAAATCTTGCTCAGAAACCCAGCTTCAGGAAGGCCAGTCACTGGGTTAATGGTCAAAGAACCACCATGGGCCAGAGCCAGAGCTTGCAGGCCCCCCACCTCTTTCGGGGTCATATGGACAAGGATGGAGTCCTCTCCCCGCCCTTGGGCCTGTATTTGTCTAGCTAACTCTTGCATAGCAAAACCTCTTTATGGGGTAGAAATGGTAACAGTGCCCACACTACCAATCCCTATAACGGGCAATGGTGCAACGTAAGTAACAGGGGGGTGCGCTGCGGATACGAATGATACAGTAAGAATAATAGAAGGGGTAGAGGGGATGTCAGGGGTAACGCCCGCAGAATATGTAGCTGCTGGAATGGTTTGGATGGTAACCCCGGTATCTGAGGGCCGCCACATAATCTCCACATAGTCGCCTGCGGCTAGGTCTATTAGAAAAGGGGTGACGGCTATGAGAGAGCTGGGGTCCCCAGAGCTTTTCCGTGCAGGTAGGCCAAACTGGCTATTGGAGGCGCTGACATCAGTGCCATTCTTACGAAACCATATATCCACAGACTGGGTATCGTTTGTGGAGTTCTGAAACTGAATACTGAATTCAAACCTATAGATACCGCCCGCAGATACATAAATCCTAGACGCAGGGCTCCCTATGTATATTCCATTGGGAAAATTGTCAGTGTCATAGGTAACGGCGGTAGCTACGTCTATGGCTGAAGCAGTCTGGTCGTTAAAATCGGTAATAAGATTGTACGGGGTCACTATGTATGTCCCGCTGCCATAAAACTCGTCTGCGTATACGTCGGAGGCCATAAGTGTTTGGGTTAACATGTTATGGTTGTGGAACGACTCCGCGTCTAAATATCTAGAATATTGACGGGCTATAAAGGCTTCCGAAGCACTAATATTGGTTGCGTTTACAGCCACTGCCGTAACTGTACCGCTTGCCGTTACATTGGAACCAGTAAACGCCCCGCCATAGAAATTGTCTGCCCTATAAGACTGCGCTTGATTAGGGGTTAAAGAGTCAAGTTGAGAAAAATACAGTTCTACGGCACGGACAAGCTGGCTAAAGAACTCCGGACGGTAAACATCTGGAGCTTGTGGTAGGGGCGGGGCCTTAAATTTCTCTAACGCCATTAACGCTTACCGTCTTCCCTGACATCCAGGCGTGGAGAACCTAACTGCCACTGCACACCAAGAGTGTCAGAAGTCACCTTAAGAGCCATCTGCCTAGCTCTAGCTCGCATAAACACTTGGCCTGTATACACGCCAACAGAAGTCTCAACTACGTTCTGCGAATCAGCAGGGTCTGACTGATACGTGGTGCCCGGAAAAGACCTAGGGCGAATCTGCAAAGTAACTTGCGGGTCAGGGGTACCTTCGCCGTACTCCGAACCGTTGAAGTTAACGTCGGGAATCATACGGCGGCACAGCATGAACTTGTCCCCGTCCCCGATATCAAAATCGTTCGATTGGACGTAAGCAACCATCGCTTCACCGTCAGCATCCACACCGTACTCATGGTTATATAGATTACCTGTAGCGTTAGCCGTTTGAGTCTCAGTGTCGAACCCAGTGGTCGCCGCTTGAGGGTTGTCGCGTAAAGGGGTGTCGAGCCACGCTGTACGCTCTAGCTGCCCGTAGTACCAAGACTGCTCTACATAGTTGAACACAACGTACCTATCGTTCCAGTTAGACGCTGCGCTTGGATAGAACCACCAGATTTCATCCCACTCTTCGCTGGTGCCGCATATGATTTGAGCTGCTTGATCTAGGTTTATGTCGTTAAAAACATAGTTGCGCAGCGTACATGGCAACGTATCTACACGGCCTGTGTACACATAGAACTTGTCTTTACCCATCCAGTACGTGATGTTGCCAGACGAGATGCACGCCCTAGGAGATGCTATGGAGATATTGTCGGCGTATTCTTGAACGCCAAATACATCGGTGGTCCCCAGGAACTGTAGTGCATATAAATTAGTGTCGGACCAAACTAGTATCTCTTGGCGTGTGGGCAACGCCCTTACAATACGCGACCCGCGAGACACCCTCAAGAAACCAGCAGAGTTAGTTGTGGTGGGAGCCCACTCAAACGGGCTGTCCTGGCTTGCCCAACGTATAAGAAGAGGGTCAAAGTCCGTTGCAGCAGTGCTTCCGTATGGGACCGCCCCAAACGCCAGTAGATGCTTATCTTGCTGCGATAAAAGAATCTGCATAACTTTTACAGGCACAGCATTGGCATCATAGCCGTTGCTCGTAGCAAAAGAAGATAACAGCGTAGCCCGTGTAGCTAGTGCAGCAGAAGGGTCAGAACTACTCCCCCTCTCCCAGTAATATACCTCCCCGTTACGGATGTTAGCTACAAAGTCATTATCAAAGTTATCTAGGAACCAATCGCGCTGCTCCAGATAGACAGGGCTGGAAGAACCACTCCCCCAAGCACTGCGCCCCCAAGTGCTAGTTCCCCAGCCATACCCCGCTGTTCTAGTCGCATACCCCGGTTCGATTTCAAAACTTACGGTGATACTCGTACCGCCACCAGCAGCCACAGTAGACGTTGCGGCAGTAGTTACTTCAAAAGAAAACGAGTTAGCATCTATAACTGTAATTTGGTGGTTAGCGTTTATTTCAGAATCGGGCACTCCACCAACAGTGCCAGTAACGCCTGCTATAGTTACAAAAGAACCAGTAATAGCATCGTGGCTGGTTATGTTGGCGATAACCGTAGTGCTAGTATCTGTAGTTTCAATACAGTTATCTGTCGTCGGAGAGCTTAATGTTGGGTTTAGAGCCCTCAGTGGAGTTATGTCGTAGAACGTGGTGCCTGACTGAATATAGAGTTTATTGTTAGTGCCGAGCGCAAGGAAGTCGTCAAAAAACGTGGTGATCCATGCCCACATCTGGCGGCACGTGCCGTAAAAAGTTTCTACAGTTACTTTAGCCCAACCGCCTATCTTCTCCGGAAACCCAGAGTTGAAACGGACTTTATCCCCGTCCCACCAACCACCTTCTCCGGAGTAGTTAGTCTGATCGCGATTAATACCGGACTTAAACTGCAGCTTTATAAACGCCATAACTTATGTCCATTCAAATCTAACAGTTCCGTCACCACCGTTACCGCCTGTAGATGTAGTGCCGCTTCCGCCGTTCCCGCCGTAAGTCCCAGCCCCACTTGGAGCGCTACCCGTCAAGTTAGAGACGTTACCCCCGGTAGCACCCCCACCAGAACCGTTAGTTCCAGGGGAGCCAGATTCACCCCCGCCTCCCCCAGTGCCGCCGTTACCTGTCATTGTGGATACAGACGTAACCAGTGTACCTTGGGTTACCGAACTATCCGTACCGTCACCACCATCACTAATTGGAGCGCCACCAGCCCCACCACTACCTACAGTATAAGTAAGAGCTTTGCTCCAATCTCCGGGGGCTATGGAGTAAGTGCTTTTAGCCTCCCCACCCCCTCCTCCAAAGCCTCCGCTCCCCCCCGTCTCACCACCACCCCCGCCACCACCTGCGCCACCAACGTAAATAGTGACTGAAGAAGCACCTATGGGGACAGTCTCATTACCAGAGCCAGAAGTGTAGGTATTGGTAACGGGGGTAAAATCTATACCACCGCCGAGAGCCATGTAGTAAGCGTCGAGCGCACCAGCCATTAGCTAATGTCCGTTCCAACTAGCCGCCAAACGGTAGAGGAAAGTTTTTTAATGGCTACACTTCCATTGGTCCCGATAGTGCGACTACCTGTTAAGGTGGTCCATTTCAAGGTATCTGTAGTAATCGAAAGGGTTATGTTTCCACTCCCACCATTATCTATACAGATAATAGTCCCAACTGGGAAAGCTACGCTGGAGTTGGCAGGTATTGTAAAAGTCGATGTCGTCCCAGTGAAATAAATAGTCTTCCCCGCGTCCGTCATTACAAGGCCATAAGACGCCCCGCTCTGAGAATTAACCGGAGTTCCGAGATAACCAACTGACGTTGTGGCAGGCGTAGCTGCCGGGGTCAAATTCGCACCGGCAGAAACAGTAGCCAGAGCAGAAAATGTTTGTGGGCCAGACCAAGTATTAACTCCGTCTAGAAACCCAAGAACAGTCCCGCTTGTTCCTGTTGGGACGCCGAGGTTTGTACGTGCGTCAGAAGCACTCGTAGCCCCCGTGCCGCCGTTAGCTACAACTAAAGTGCCTGCTATCGTTACGGTACCTGAAGTTGTGACAGGACCCCCGCTGGTTGTAAGGCCGGTAGTCCCTCCATTAACATCAACGCTAGTAACAGTACCCCCGCTGCCCGTAGCGCTAACCGTAATAGCTCCGCCGCCATTAGTGATTGTGATCCCCGAACCAGCCGTAAGCGTGGCTTTGTCGAGCGTATTACCCGAAGAGTTACCAATGAGGAGTTGACCGTCGGTGTAAGATGTCTGCCCCGTACCACCTGAAGCAACCGGAAGGGCAGCGCCAAGGGTTAACGAAGACAGATGCGTTACAGCATCAACAATAGCATTGCTACCAGTGCTAAAGACCCAATTAGTTTTGCCCGCTGGTATAGAGACGTTACTGCCCGCGCCCGTTCCGCTTTTAACCGTAATAGTCCCGTCGGTGCCGTTATTTATAATGTAGGCTTTTTCGATATTCGGGACTGTTAAATCGTAACCTGCTGTGGCCGTACCCGTAAGGTTAAGCCGCATATTCCTAGCGGTCTGACTAGCGTTTGTGTCTGTCAACGTAAGCGTAACATTGGCGCTGGAAAACGCTACATCCGCCGAACCAGCTATAGCTTCTTCGACGGCGGTTCCTAAGTTGGTGTTAGTTATGGTCCCCCATGTGCCGCTGTTTTCCCCCGTAGCCATAAGCTGGATTTTTAGGTTGCTGTAGGTGCTAGCCATGTTGTCCTCTTAATTCGGTATGTCTGTCCAAGTGACTGAGTTTGTTGTGTTTACTGCGGTCCAGGTAACCGAATTGCTGTCATTGACCCCTGTCCAGTTAGGTGTCTGCCCTGTAGGTATAATACTCCAAATTAGTACTCCAGATACATAGCCTATTGCTGACACCCCTGTAACCGTAACGACTGTCTGTGTGTCTACACTTACAGAGCCAGTTTGACCCGTTCCGGCTACCCCCGAAACAACTACAGATTTGGGCAAACTAACCGTTACTGAGCCGACTTCCCCTGTGCCAGCTTCTCCAGTTACGCTTACATTTGCGGTAGTCTGGACTGTTACTGAGCCGACTTCCCCTGAGCCAGCAACTCCAGTTACGTTTACGCTTACACTTGTAGGGACCTGGACCGTTACTGAGCCGACTTCCCCTGTGCCAGCAACTCCAGTTACGCTTACATTTGCGGTAGTCTGGACTGTTACTGAGCCGACTTCCCCTGAGCCAGCAACTCCAGTTACGCTTACATTTGCGGTAGTCTGGACTGTTACTGAGCCGACTTCCCCTGTGCCAGCTTCTCCAGTTACGCTTACATTTGCGGTAGTCTGGACTGTTACTGAGCCGACTTCCCCTGAGCCAGCAACTCCAGTTACGCTTACATTTGCGGTAGTCTGGACTGTTACTGAGCCGACTTCCCCTGAGCCAGCAACTCCAGTTACGTTTACGCTTCCAGGGGTCTGGACCGTTACTGAGCCGACTTCCCCTGTGCCAGCTTCTCCAGCTACGCTTACACTTGTAGGGGTCTGGACCGTTACTGAGCCGACTTCCCCTGTGCCAGCTTCTCCAGTTACGCTTACATTTGCGGTAGTCTGGACTGTTACTGAGCCGACTTCCCCTAGGCCAGCTTCTCCAGTTACGTTTACGCTTACATTTGCGGTAGTCTGGACTGTTACTGAGCCGACTTCCCCTGAGCCAGCAACTCCAGTTACGTTTACGCTTACATTTGCGGTAGTCTGGACTGTTACTGAGCCGACTTCCCCTGAGCCAGCAACTCCAGTTACGTTTACGCTTACATTTGCGGTAGTCTGGACTGTTA